CTAGAAGGCGCGACTGCCGGTGGGGGACAGCACGAATCCGTGTGGACCGTCACCGGTGAAGTTGTTGGGCAATATGCACGTTGTCTCGCGCTGTTCACCGACGGCGCAGGTGATCACCTTGTCGGTGGCCTTGAGGCCGTAGGTGATCTTCTGCCCCGGTGAGAGCGGCCGATACATGCTGGGGTCGATGGCCGCGGGGCCGGCCGGTGATGCGTCGGGCCGGGCGACGATTTCCTGCTGGCCCAGGTCGGGCATATGGGTAAGGCTGGCGGTCGAGGTGGTCAGCGACACCGTGGCGAGGTTCTCGTCTCCCGAGACGCCGGGGAGCTTGCCCCAGCACGCGCCGTCGACGCCGGTGGCACGGGAGTTGGCCGTGATGCGGCAGTGCAGACCGTCGGGGGTGAGGAACTGCACACCGGAGGTGGCATAGGCGGAGTAGGTCTCAAAGGCGGTGGCCTCGACCGCGGTGTAGCCGTCAAGGTTGGGCGGCGGCGGGTCCGCGGCCGCCTGACCAGCGAAGGTGGTGGCACCCGCCGCAACGGCTACACAGGTGATCAGCAGCATGCGCATGTGATTACTCCCGAAGTTTGGCGACGTCTGGCTGACGCTACCGTGGCACGGGTAGGTAATTCGGTGGCTTCATCGATATCTGGCGGTAGGATGGAGTGTCCCACCGAAGGTCGGTGGGGTGACGGGGCTGAACGGTTTCGACAGCGAGTCTCGACTTAAGGGAAGCGTGCCGGTGCAGGCAAGAGACCACCGTAAGCGTCATTGCAACCAATTAAGCGCCGATTCTCATCAGCGCGACTACGCACTCGCTGCCTAAGCGACTGCGTGTCTGTCAGACCGGGACCTCCCGCGGCCCGGACCCTGGCATCAGCTAGCGGGATCAACCGGTGGCTTCGGCCGCGGAGGCCACCGGGACATCAAACAGCGGCTGGGATCGTCATCTCGGCTTGTTCGCGGGACCGAGAGATCCAAGTAGAGGCATAGCGAACTGCGCACGGAGAAGCCTTAATGAAGGGCCGTTGGACCCGGGTTCAATTCCCGGCAGCTCCACGGAAAACGGCAGGTCAACCGGTAGATTTTTACCGGATGGCCTGCCGTCAACAGTTCCGTCAACATATTATTGATTGCGTGGCATCACTTCGCACGCGATACCGGGGCGACGGCAGCCCCTATTTCTCGGTCCTGTACCGGCTCGACGGCAAGCAGACCTCCCTGTCAGTTAACGATCAGCAGGAAGCCGAATACGCCTGCGAGCTAATGAACCGCCTCGGTCCCGCGCGGGCGCTGGAGATACTGAAAGTCAGCAGAGCGCCCCGCACGAAGCTGACCGTCGACGGATGGATCCGGCACCACATCGACCACCTGACAGGCGTCGACAAACGCACCATCGAGGACTACAACCGGTACCTGCGTAACGACATAGGGCCTGCGCTCGGACCGGTCCCGCTGGATGACCTCACACGGGACGACATCGCGGGGTGGGTGCTGCAGATGCAGGACGATGAAGCCAGCCCGAAGACCATCGCGAACAAACACGGGTTCCTGTCAGGGGCGTTGGCCGGCGCGGTTGCTTCGGGGAAGCTGAAGGCCAACCCGGCCGCAGGTATCCGGTTGCCGCAGAGCCACGCCAAGGAAATGGTGTTCCTGACGCGCGATCAGTTCGCCCACCTGAACAGTCATGTGACCGAGCCGTGGCAGCCGTTCGTCGAATTCCTGGTCGCTTCTGGCTGCCGCCTCTCAGAGGCCACAGCGCTGCGCCCTGACGACGTTGATCGGGATGCGGGAACCGTGAGGATCTGGCAGTCGTGGCGCCGCGGCGGTGGAGGGTATCGACTCGCGCCACCGAAGACAGAGCGGTCAAAACGAACGATCAACGTAGGCAAGGCGACCTTGGACAAGCTGACCTACACGGGGGAGTGGTTGTTCACCAACCCCGGCCGAGGCCGACGCGCCGAGGGTGGCCCGGTTCGGCCACCGAATCTGCGGGCAAACGTGTGGGCGCCTGCTGTGCAGCGGGCCGCGCTGCCGCAGAGCCCGCGTATCCACGACCTGCGACACACCTGTGCATCGTGGATGATTCTGGCCGGCGTCCCGCTGCCGGTCATCCAACGCCATCTCGGCCACGAATCCATACAGACGACCGTCGACCTGTACGGCCACATAGACCGATCAAGCGCGGAGGCTGCCGCCAACGCCATCGCGAACATGCTCGCTACGGGGTGAGCTGACCACGCAAAGTCGATGCGGCCGGTCTCACGGTCACTCGAATAATCCCGGCTCCGTGGGGCGGTCGGTCAGCGCCAGCAGCCGGTATGCCCATCGGCCAGGCTTACCGGTATTTCGGACTAGTCGCACTCTCTCGATCTGTGCTTGGACCGGCTTGTCGACGTGTCGAATGACAGCGTCGGAAAGCTCTGGGTCGTATACGCCTTCGTAGTCGCGGCCCTGTGCTTCGAGATAGAAAATCCTCCGACGGGTCCGCATTCCATCGAGTCGGCCTTCGACAGGAATTACGTCGCGCTCGTATTTGCCATCGAGCAGGTCCGTGTTGATGGTCGCCGCCTGATCGCGCGTCATCACCCCGCCCGTGAGGGCTCCCGAGGAGGTGCTGACCGTGAGATCTACGGCAGCGGCAGCCTGCACCGCTTCAACTACATCTTTGACAACATTGAGCAGCGCTCGATCGTGAGCTGCAAGTGGCGCCACCGCCTCCGGGTCTGCCGATTCGGGGAGTATATTGACAAGCTCGATTGCCGCCCGTTCTGCTGGTGTCTCCGTGTGTGAGACGAACAACTGAGGGTTGGCGATGTCCAGGTTTTCAAACCCGAACTCGATGCGCCTGCCTATCTGGCGACGCGGGTAGAGACGTGCTCGGTCTTTGTCAGACTCTTGGACGATGTTTGCTTGCGAGAGTGGATCATGTAAATGCTTTCCCATCCGTGCGACCGCATTCTGCATGTGGCGCGCGACAGCAGACAGCACATCGGCGTCGATATCACGATTAACGTCGACCGCCAAGAATGCAGGTTTGCGGCGACTGCCGAACTTGGTATCAGCTGCGGTCAGTGAAGCTCGGGCGAGTTTGTCGAGCCATGAGTCACCGTCGATCTGTGCCTGAGCTTCCTCAAATCTGCTCATAGCGCCACCTCGATATATCCCTTGACTGCGCCTTCAATTATCTCACCGTCATCGCCCTTTACCGCGGACCAGGTGTCGTGCCAAACATCGTCTTGTCCGGGGTAACACAGGAAGGCGTCAAGCTCTCCAGCAAGCGGTTGTATGCGTTCGAAGCCAAGGTACAGCGGCTCACCGACAACTACATCTTGAAGCGTGAGCATCCCAAAGACACGGTCCCTCTCGCGTCCGGTGTAGGAGCGCAGATGGTCCCAGCTACCCGGCTTGATCACGACATCAACATCGAATGGGGCATGAGCCTTCGCCGTGACGAACCCTCCGTCAACCCACAGTTGGCATGGACCGATGATCCGTTTAGCCAGCTCAGTGAACGTGATGAGTGACCCAAATAGCTCTTGCCTGCGGGCGGTGTTGGGTGCTCCGATGACGCATCGGTCGTGGACGTCATCCATGGTGCCAGTGTGACGTCCGGGTGGAAGTAGCCCCTGGCTAGTCCACTCGGGCAGGCTCACCGATGTTGCCTCTCGCCCCGCTTGGCGGTCTTTCGTTGGTGGATATCGGGGCCGGATTGCGCTAACCGACTGATCGGATCGCCTGATGCGCCCTCGGACACCTCATCCCCCTCCCTACCCTTTGCCGGACTACTTTGCCCGATTTCCGTACTACTGTCTCGGTTTTCGGTCTCGACGGGGTCACGGGCGTGTCCAAGATTGGACTCGGCAGCTCGCTGGGCGCCTCGGAACAACCCGCCGCTACCTATCGCGGGGTCAGCATCCTGGTCTTCGTTAGCTTGCGGCGATGAAGGGCGCCTCAAATCCTCGATCGACGTAACGTCTCTGCCGACGGTCGGCCCCAGCATCCACTTCGAAGGCTCCAACCCGAGGCGTTCGGCTGCGGCGACTCCATCTGGTTCCCACCACCAATGCGCCCGCCACGGCTCGTCCTCTTCATCAAACTCGGCGCCGGGATCCCAGGGGGGCGTCCAGGGGCGCCCGTAGGTGACATCGTTAGTCATCTGTTGAACGGCGTCGAGTTCGGATTGTGCTTTAGCGAAGGGGATCGCCCGTGCACGCGCATACCCGAGCACTAGGTTCAGCATGCGGTTGCGTGCTTGCACCCACTCGGCGAAAACAGCTTCGGCTGATAGAAACTCGCCGTCTGGCCCAACGCCGAGATTTGGGTCCGGGCGTCTACGAATCTCCCGAGGCGGTAGTGGCGGATCGCCCTCTTGAGCGGGCAATCCCGCTGCCTGCCGCAGACGTGCAGCAGTACGCCGAGCAGATTCTTTCTGCTGAATGAGATCCTGAAGTTCCTCGACTGCGTCCTCGCGGCCTACATCGCGCAGCTCATCCGCAGTGGCACCGACCACTAGAGCCATTCGAGCCAGGGTTACGGCGGGAGCGCGCACAGGGACGCGAAGATCCGCCGTTTCTTGCCTGTACCCCTTGATGATCTGACGCCAGCGAGAGTCGGACATATCCGCAGCCCTTGCTGCACTGCGTACCGACAGCTTTGGCCGGAACTGGGTACGCAGACGTTCTATCAACTCCGCTTCAGGTGGCTGCGTTGGTTCGCTCACCTGCACAGTGTCACGCCTAACGGGGTGCGAAGTCCATCGGGCGCACCTTTCGTGGACTTTCGCAATTACACGCTTGTGATATTCGAACACGCCTGATCGCGATACGTTTCCGCGTCAATCCGAAGACGTGTGTTGACGTACGCAGATGTGCGCACTATCTTTATGCGTACCGAATCACCTCGGTGTAAGCCTCAAGGAGAGTTCATGAGCGCACCGCAGCTCTTCACAAATGGGGAGTTCGAACTCCCCGTCCTCCCGGACGGCGACAGCTTCCGCGTAAACGGAATGGTCGTCGCCCGCCAGCTGGGATTCCGATACGCGGCCGACATGGTCCGCACCCTCGCCGATGACGAAAAGGTCTTCATCGAAAAGCCCAGCTCGCCCCAGCACGCGAATTTGCGTGCTGGGGGTGACCGGGGGGTTTGGTTCGTTACCGAGCCTGGCTTCTATAGGGCTGTCGGCCAGCGCAATGTCAACCTGATCAAGGACCGCAAGGTTCGAGACGCCGTCGCCCGCTTTCAGCGGTGGGTGTTCCACGAAGTCGTCCCCGCGATGGTCCGCAGCGGTCAAGTCGACGAATGCATGCTGTCCGGCACTACCTGGTCATGGGTTGATGTGTCTTTCGAGATCAGGCAGCGCTACGGGCTGGACTACTCGCCGTCGCGGACAGTCCGGAATGCCCGTGCGGCCGGATGGCTACGCAACGACGGCGCCGTTCCGAAGCACGCGCATCGGGGCCAATTCTGGTTTACAGGCACCGCGTACCACCTTCTGCCGCATGCGCTTCCGGACCTGGTGTCCGAAATGCTGCCAAAGCTACAGCAGATCGGCGACCCACAGGCGAACCAGTACCAACTGAACATTCTTCCATCACTTCGCGCGGTACCGGGCGGCGAATCAATCAATGACCGAGGGGAGGTCGAGTTCTGATGGCGCAGAAGAGAATCAGTGAGTACGGCGTTTGGCAGGAACTCCGTGTCATTCGCACCAAAGACGGCCAGAGTCTGGCCGAGTTGTCCCGCACAAGCGGCATTAGCTTGGGCTACCTGTCTGATCTGGAAGGTGGACATCGCTGGCCGAATCCAACTCAGGTCAAGAAGGTCGCACTCGCCCTGAACTGCCCAGTCTCCGTTCTGGAGCGAACTCGAAGTGTCACTAGCGACGGAGAATCGGTCGCTTTGCGTGAACTGATCCGTGACGTTGTGCGCGAGGTGCTCGACGAACGTGCGGTCGAAAAGCTGGTGGTGTCGGCATGACCGTGGCGACCTATCCGCTTGAGGAGGCGGCGGAACACTTCGGAAATTCGCCTGAATGGCTCGCCCAACAGCTGAGGTCCGGGCGGTTCTCCGGGTACAAGGTCGGCCGGAAGTGGCGGATGTCCGATGCGGACATCGCCGATGCCCTGGAGAAGTGCCGTCGTGACGCGCGGCCTTCCGCGATCACGTCTGTCGGACCTCTGCTGAGTGCGACGGCGACAACACAGCGCCGATTCGCGTCTTAAGACAACTGCCCCACCTGAAAACGCTGGCGGTGCCTAACCGCCAAGAAAGCCACCGCCAGCGTCCCTACCACCAACTCTACAAGGGAGTCGGCATGCAACACCGTAGTTCTGCTCGTCCTACCCGTCTACTGATTGCCGCTGGTGTCGGCGCCACGGTGGCCGCGCTGGCCAGCCCAGCGCCCGCGCACGCCGATCCGGTCATCGACTACACCGGCAAGACCGCGCCGACCGTGTGCGCGCTGCTGGACAGCACCCCGACATTCGGCGGGATCGCGGTCGTCGGGCAGCTGATCCATAACGACGGCCTCACCTACGAGGCGGCGGGCCGTGTCATCAAGCTCTCGATCGAAGCGTTCTGCCCGCGCCATGTCGCGTTGTGGAACCGGTTCGTGGACTCGGCGAACAGCCAAACCCCCGACCACACACCCGCCGTTCCCGCACCCGCGCCCACTCGGGTCGCCTGATGAGCACCGCCGTTGCCGAGTGCCCGCGTGAGGCGGTGCCGGAAACCTTGGACTGCCCGCGTGGTTGCGGATACCAGGTGCTCGCGAAACCCGTGACCGCCCAAGGCGTGTGGAATGCAGGGCCGTGGCGGATGCAGGTACATAACCGTGTCGCAGAGATTTTTGGGCGCTGCCCGGTGCCGCCGATGGTGGGGAAGGGGCAGCGCTGATGGGATTCGGACCCAACCCGGCTGATGTGCGTGCCGCAGAGGTCGCCGCGCAGGAGGCGCGCGACCGGCTCACGTCGAAACCGTTGACACCATTCGAAACTGAACTACTGGCCGTGCTCGGCGAAATCCGGGACGCGCTCAACGCAGCCGGAAACAGCGCTGGGGCTGTGACCGGACCAGGCGACGGCGGTGAAACGTCCCGCCGTCGCCAACCAAACGCGCCCGCCGCGCGTTCGAAACAGTGCCCGTGCGGCCGGCAGGTCTACCTGGGCAGCGCTTCGGGTAAGTGGGTGCACATCGATGACGCCACACCTGCATGCGAGGTGGTCTGAATGCCTCGGCGTCCACCGCCGCCGGATACCGCGGACAAGATGTGGCGCGCTGCGGCGCTGCTGGCCGAGGTCAACCACGTGTACGGCGAAGACGTCCATTTCTCGTGGAGTGTTTTCGAGCTTCGGTTGACCGCGCAGCTGTTGGAGCATGCGCACGCGACGAGACGTAAGCCCAACGCCCGGAAACGGAAAACGTCATGACCGCCCCGGCGCTCGACGTCGATATCGCGGATCTGGTTGGCGCTATGCCGCAGCAGGTGTGCGAATGCGAACACTGCGAATCCCACCGACGCAGTGACGGACGCGGCTGTGACCGCACACCCAAGTGGGCGGTACGCATTCACACTCTGGCATGCATGTCCACGCTGGCTGAGCCGGACGAAATACAGGTGATGCTCTGTGGTCCGTGTTTCGAAGCCACTAACGCTTGGGCACTCGGTGCCGTCCATCGGCGCGTCAGGTGCGGATGCGGCAAGCGAGTTCAGGCTGTCGCCGATCTAGTTGGCCCGGTGGTGCACCTATGACCGCGAACCCCACCACCGGAATCACCGGTATCTACACCAAACGCGATCCCGAGTTCCTGCAACCAGGTTCGGCGCAGTGGTCGAAGGTCATCACACCATCGAAAGTCGCTGCGATCCTCGGGGTTTCCCGCTACGAGTCGGCATACCGGCTATGGCACCGCATGCAGGGCATGGTCGATCCGGAACCACCCAAAGAGGTTTTCGACATCGGCCACGACCTCGAAGCGTATGCGGCGAACCGGTGGCGTCGCCGTAATCTCGGTTGGCGCCTTTCCGAAGGTGAAGTGCAGGTGCACATCGACCCCGACAAGTTCGGGTTTCCGTGCGTGGCCACAGTTGACCGGCGTGGTGTGCGGGGCCGATCGCGTCGGGTGGTCGAGTTCAAGTCGGCGCGGCACTTCAACGATCTGGAACTGTTCGGCGATGACCTGACCGGTGATTGCCCGGAGGACTATGCCGCTCAGGTGATGACGCAAATGTTGTTCACCGGCTGGACGGATCTGCCAGGGCATCTGCTGGTGGTGGGCCCGTACTACAACGAACGCATCTACGAAATCGAGTTCGACGCGAGCACCGCGGCGTGGATCCTCGATGAAGCGCAGAAGTTCTGGGGGCTGCTGAGGTCCGACAAGGTGCCGGACCTCGATAACACGGTGCACACCTACAGCTGCATCCGCGAGATGAACCCCGAAATCGATGCGGACGCGACCACGGTCCTGGATGCGGCCGAGGCCCTGCAATTCGTCACGGCCAGACAGGAATTCGACCGCGCTGAAGAGAACTATCAGGGCGCGAAAAACATGCTGATGAAACGCATGGAACGCGACAAGCGCGCCGAATTCGGCGGCGTCAAGATCGCGCACCGCCAGAAATCTAGAGGCTCGGTCGCGCTGCATGCGGCCAAAGGTGTCACCCCCGAACAAATCCGATTCCTGAACGGAGACAACCAGTCATGACCGAAACCACCACGAAGGTTGCCAATGAACACGCCGCGCAGATCTGGCCGGATCCGTTGGTGCAGGCTGCCGGCGAGATAGCGGTGTCTGCGCCGCTCGGAACGGAGCTCGCGATCCACACAGGGCAAGCCCGATTCAGCGAAGCCCAACGCGCTGCATTGCGGCAGCTCGGTATCGAGGACGCTACCGACGGCGATCTGGACGTGTTCTTTCACGTCTGCCAAACCACCGGTCTCGATCCGTTCCGCAAAGAGATCTACATGATCGGCCGCAACACCAAGGTCACCGAGTGGCTAGACAACGGAGAAGGCGGACGCCGCAAGGTTGAACGCTACGTCACGAAGTACACGATCCAAACCGGTATCGACGGGTTCCGCCGCAAGGTCCGCGAGTACGCGCACCAGAACGGCGACACGCTGGCTGTTGAAGGCCCGCTCTATTGCGGCGATGACGGGGAGTGGAAAGAGGTTTGGCCCGGCAAAACCCCGCCGGTCGCCGCGAAGTACACCGTCATCCGAAACGGCGAACCATTCACCGCAGTAGCGCATTTCGATGAATTCGTGCAGACGAACAACGTCTACGAAGGCAGCGGCCAGGGGCGCAAGGTTGTCGGGCAGGAACCAAACTCGATGTGGGCGAAGATGCCCCGCAACCAGATAGGCAAATGCGCGGAAGCCGCCGCATGCCGCCGCGCCTACCCGAATGAGTTCGCCGGCCTGATCCTCGCTGACGCGGCGCAGCCGACCGTGATCGACGGCGAGGTCGTCGAGGAACGCCAAGCCCCGCCGCAGCGCGCGAAGGGAGCGAGTCGACTCCGTGAGCGCGCAGCCGAAGCTGCCGCGCAGCAGAGTGCGCAAGCGGCAGAGACCGCGGGGGAACTCAGCGCCGACGCCCGCGAGAAGTGGCTCAAGGCGATGTTCGCCGCACTGAACAAAGCCGAATGCACCGACCGCGACGAACAGCTCATCGTCATCGCCGGAATCCTCGGACGAACCGAGCTATTCGAGCACCGCGCCGACGTGACCGACCAGGAACTACGCACCATCGTCAACGCCCTCAACGGCTTCAAGGAAGCGGGCAGGCTCGATCAGCAGATCAACGAGTACGTCAACGCCTGGTCGCTACGGGAAGCCGACGAACTCGACGCCGTCGCCAACACCGACACCGATGGCGAGCAAGGCGAACTCGGCCTCGAAAGCGACCAGAACTGATGTCGCGCACCGGAAAGTTCACCGCCAAAGGCGGGTTGACGCTCGGTGCCGTGCACATGTTCGCCACCAACGCCATTCAGGCCGGATACGGCCCTGACGCGACGGTTTGGGTGTCCAAGCCTGACCAAGACGGCGACGTCATCTTGACCGTCACCGATCCCCACCTAGACCCGGCCGACAACTCGTCGGACGCAACCGACCCGACCGGGCCGGAAAACACCACCACCGCAAGGAGATAACACCGCCATGGGAGCCACCACCAAACCCAAGGATCTGAAGTCCACCAACGCGCTCGACGACATCGACGACGGAGAACCGCACGCGTACATCGGGTTCCGCGCCACCAACATCAAGATCAACAACCCGCCCTGCCTCAAAGAGGGCGGCACCCTGCTCGTGAAGTACCGGTGCATCGAGTCGAAGGTCGTAGAGGCCGCAGACGGCGAAATGCGCGACAAACGCACCCTCAAGGTCGAATGGGTCGGACTGCCAGGGCAGAAGGCGCCGGCAGGTGCGGACGAGAACCAGGGCTCGATGCTGGACGTGGTTGACGGCAACCCGGTCCCGTCCGCCGAGGCCACGGGCGACGAGAGCGTCGTCGACGCCGAGGTCATCGACGACGAAGACGATGCGGAGACGGGCCCGGAGTTCAGCGATGAGGGGTAATCCGAGCCGTGCTCGGCGCCGGGCCGCGCGTGCGGTCCGGCAGCCGTCACGGATGACCGACTATCAGCGGCACCGCCAAGCCGAGCAGCTGCACGGCGTCGACAAGATCCGCGACTACCTGCACGACATCGACCTCGAAGTCCTCAACGAACTAGCCCACTCGGACACCCACGGTGAGCAGGATGTATGCGACCAGGTGGACGACTCTGCCGAGGATGGGGCTGAAGTAGTCCACCCCACCACGCACCACCACGCCGACACCGAACCCGTGCGGGAACCCAACGCCTACGAACTGGCGATCCTCGGTGCGCTGCAGCACAAGAGCGTGTACCAGGGCAGCGTTCCGGTCGACGATATCCGGCGCCGACGTCTACGGAACCGGGATTCGAAACGTGCTCGCCGACTGCAGCGCCGCAGCAAGGTACGGCGGATGCGGCGCCGCCACCAGGCAGCCGCCGGCAACGCTGCCGCCTTCGCGCTGTTCATGCTGGCCTCGGCATTCATCGGCGCCGTCACGATGCTCGCCTCGCCCGGCTGGTGGGTCTCATGACCAGCGTCGAGCCACGCGAGTTCCCGATCGGTGTCGTCGTCACCCTCGCCATCGGGAACCCCGACCGCATCTTCTGCCTGCTGTCACAGGTGTACGACGTGTTGGGGCACATGCTCGGCTACGTGCCGCTCGTGTCCGAGATGGCGCCAGCGTTCGAAGCGTGCAGAACCGCGGTGCGCGAACAGCATCCGGTGCTGGCCGAAGCGATCGACCCCGGCAGGACACCGGCGTTCGGCACGCTCGCCGTCGACACGGAAATCCTGCAATGGCTCAGCAATTTAGCGCGTGAACACGGCGAAATGTTCGCCTTGACACCGCTATCGGCGCCCGCGCTGCCCGACGAGCTGCCACCGCAGCCCACGGCCGAACCGCTGGTCGTGGCCGAACCGGGCAGCGGCACGTGAGGTGCGCGAAGTTCGTCGGCGACCGCACCGACGAGTTCACCGTCGGCCAGCAGTTCGGCGAAACCGTTGAAGGCCGTCCGGTCCGGGTCGTATCCGTCACGTACGACCCGGACACGGACCGAACCATGGTCGAAGGCGAACCACTGGCACCAGATGCGCCAGAAGGGTTGCGGCTGCGCTACTTCGGTGGCCGCGACCCCAACATCGAACCCCCTGACAGTGTCCAACCCCTCACCGATGAGGTAACACCCCAATGACTGAAACATCCCCAGATCTGACCTTGCGCCAGTGGTTCGGCAAGCTGATCAGAGGTCAGCATCACCTCGCGATCGGCGGCGAAGACGACCCATACCTGTTGCGCTGGTACCTGATCCCACGCAACCGGCACCTGAACATCTACCTGCACCAATTCATCCGATCCGACGACGACCGCGCCCTACACGACCACCCATGGTGGTTCTGGTCATTCGTCCTCGCCGGCCACTACTACGAGCACCGCGCCGACGGCCGACGCATCAAACGGCACTGGCTGTCCGTGGCGTACCGGGCCGCAACAACCCGCCACCGCGTCGAGCTGCCCAGGTCAAACGACCCGATGTCGCTGCTGGAACGTGAGGACTGCTGCTGGACCGTCGTCGTCACTGGGCCACGCACCCGCGACTGGGGATTCTGGTGCCCTGGAGGCCGATTCCTGTTCATGGAGGGCGGTAATTCCAGCACGCTCGAAGTCGACCGGTTCATCTCGCACACCGACTGGGGCGCCGCCGGATGCGGCGAACCATTCACCGGCACATTCCACGCCCGCAACGGACTCTGGAACCGGGTGCAGCGCCCATGACCACAACCACTGAGGAAGTACTGCAGCTCGTTGCGGATGAACGCCAACGGCAACACGCTAAATGGGGCGAACAGAATCACCCCGGCGTCGACAAAATCGATGTCGCCACTTTCCATGAAGCTCGGCGGCGTACCTCGGCGGCAACGCCTGCCGCGTTTGCGGAGCATATCGCTCTGACACACAGTATTCCGACGGCCGCTGACGCCCGTGACCGGTGCCAGCGTTACGCCGCGGCAGGACTGGCGACATGGTCACGGATCCTTCTCGAAGAGTTCGCCGAAGCCATCGAAGCCGCTGCCCTGTTCGCTATCGGGCACGGCACAGCCGAGCAGCTGCGGACAGAGCTTGTGCAGGTCGCCGCCGTGGCGGTGCAGTGGGCAGAAAAACTCGGCGGTGCCGAATGAGCCTGCATATCTCACTCACCGATTTCTTCTGCGGTGCAGGCGGTTCAAGCACGGGAGCGATAGAGGTCGAAGGCGTATCGGTCCGGGCAGCTGCGAACCATTGGCAGCTGGCCGTCGAGACGCACAATGCCAATCACCCGGACGCAGACCACTATTGCGCTGACCTATCACAGATCCATCCCGTGTACTTCCCGAAGACGACTCTGGGTTGGTTCTCGCCGGAGTGCACCAATCATTCGCAAGCCAAGGGCCGAAAGCACGTAGACGCGCAACCCGACCTGTTCGGCGACACCCTGCCCGACGAGGCTGCGGAACGCTCACGCGCCACCATGTGGGACGTCATCCGATTCTCCGAATTCCACCGATACGAAATGGTATTCGTGGAAAACGTCGTCGAGGCCGCGGCGTGGGCGCCATTCCCCGCGTGGCTTGCGGCAATGGAATCACTGGGCTACGACCACCAGCTCGTGATGCTCAACTCGATGCACGCGCAGCTGGCCGGATTCGGGGCGCCGCAATCCCGCGATCGGCTGTATGTGGTGTTCTGGCGGCGAGGCAACCGCAAGCCCGATCTTGAGGGCATCGTGCGCCCACGCGCCGTTTGTCCAGACTGCGGGCCGATCAACGCCATGCAGGTGTTCAAGAAGCCGGGCAACACCGTCGGCCGCTACCGCCAGCAATACGCGTACCGCTGCCCTAAAACTAAGTGCCGCAACAGAGTCGTTGAACCGGTGGTGCGCGTGGCCGGCGACATCATCGATTGGTCACTGTTGGGTGAACGCCTCGGCGACAAGTCGCTTAAGAAATTTGTCGACAAGAAAACCGGCGAGGTGAGTTACGGACCGCTAGCCCCCAAGACGATGGCGAGGGTCCGCGCCGGCATAGACCGGTACTGGCTGCCGCTACTGGTACCCGTGGAGGGCCGCGAGGGTAAGGAAGCTCGCCCTGTCTCAGAGCCCGTCCGGACGATGACGACACGCAGTGAGACTGGCCTGCTGGTGCCCTGCGGCGGTACCTGGCGTGACGGCGCTGCACCAACCAGTGAGCCGTTTTCCACCCGAACCACCAGGGAGACCGACGGCTTGGCGTTCATCGCCGAGCTACGTGGCGGCAGCAGCGACGCACGGCCTGTGAGTCGCCCGCTGGCGACCGTGACCGCATCAGGTAATCATCACGCGCTGGTCATCTCAGCTGAACGTTCCTCGATCGATCTCGATGATGTCCGGTTCCGCATGCTGGAGCCACGCGAAATCAAACGCGCTATGGACTTCCCGGCCGACTACGTGATCAAGGGAAACCGGCGCGAACAGGTCCGTATGGCAGGAAATGCTGTCACCCCGCCTAGCTCGCGCGACCTGATCACTGCTGGCGTGGCGAGCCTGACATGACGGCCTTGCCTGCTCCGCGGTATGCCCGGACACGCGCCCCCCGCGTGCTGAAGCAGCCGCTCCCGTGGTTCACGTTCCGCTGCCAGCGTTGCGACCAGGAATTCCGCGCCCGGTTCATTGCCCGCGAATGCCGCTCCTGCTGGGCCGAAACCGCAGCCATCTACCCGACACTCGGGCCCGGCACCGGCGAGGTCAGCGGCGAATGAAAGGCACACCCATGAACGAAACAGACGACGGGACAGAACCATTAGGCGAAGCCCCCGAGGTAACCAGGCCCGGTCAAGACCCGTTACACGCGGCAGCGAAGCTGCTCGAATCCCGCGGCTACGCCGTCGTCGAGCGATCGAGAGTGGTTGAAACGACCGGTCGGCTCATCGTTGATATCGGTAGTGATGAGCCACGGGGAGCCCACGCTGCCGAGACGCTGTGCCCGATGTTCGAAGACGAGTACGGCGGTCGATTGTCGTTTGGTCGAACACACTCCGGCCAGTGGAAAACCTATCTTCAGGGTAAGACTTACATGTCTTGGGACGAAATGTTGCGCCGGTTCGGGCCTTTGGCGGTCGAAACCGATGGCTGACAAGACGGGCATCGAATGGACAGATGTCACATGGAATCCGGTAACCGGTTGCGACAAGGTGTCTCCCGGCTGTGACCGCTGCTACGCCATGAAGATGGCAAAGCGGCTGAAGGCCATGGGGTCTGCCAAGTATCAGACCGATGGTGATCCGCGTACTTCGGGCCCGGGCTTCGGTGTTGCAAGGCATCCGGGGACACTCGCGTATCCGTTGACGGTGAAAGAGCCGACCCGCATCTTCGTCAATTCAATGTCTGATCTGTTCCACGACAAGGTTCCTGACGAGTACATCGCTTCCGTCTGGGCGATCATGGCCCTCGCACCGCACCACACGTTCCAGCTGCTCACCAAGCGCCACGGACGCATGCGCTCACTCGTAGGATCGGCGAGATTCGCGGGCCGCGTGTACACGGCCATCAACTCGATGCTGAATCACGGAAATCCGCTCCTTATCAACGATATTGCGATCATGGCCGCACTCGACGGTTTCGCGCGAGGGCAGTTCAAAGTGCTGCACAACGTCTGGCTGGGCGTGAGCGCCGAGGACCAGAAGCGGGCCGACGTCCGCATTCCCGCACTGATGGACACCCCGGCCGCTATGCGATTCGTCAGTGCTGAGCCGCTACTCGGGCGCATTGAGCTGAAACAGCATTGGCTGCACCCGGTCATGCGCCAGCCGTCACCCGAGAACAGCGCTATCGGTCGTCGTATCGGTAAGGCCCACGGCGTCGGATTCATCGACTGGGTGATCGTCGGTGGCGAATCCGGCCCCGGCGCAAGGCCAATGCATCCCGATTGGGCGCGGTCGCTGCGTGATCAGTGTGTCGAGGCCAACGTGCCGTTCCTGTTCAAACAGTGGGGGGAGTGGGTCACCGAGGACCAATCCCCCGAGGACATCACCTTGCCTGGGATTTCAACGCTCCATTGGGGCGATGACCAGCCCAGTGCGTACAAGGTCGGCAAGAAGCGTGCCGGGCGTGAGCTGGACGGGCGCACGTGGGACCAGTACCCGCAGGTGCAGCCATGAGGTACAAGCGGCGCCGGTTCCCCCGCTGCACGGTGTGCGGCCAGGACGTCACCTGTAAGCAGGGTGACCGTCATCTGTCGTGCTCGCCGATCTGCAAGGTCGACGGCTGCTGGGAACCGATCCCGTCCACCGGACACAAATGCAACGTGAAGAAAGAGAACGCACATGCCTAGTGTCACGACAACCGCTGAGCTGCTGACACTTCTACGCCGCCATTACATCAAGCCCGGCCTTGACCTGCCCGGCGGCGTGTTCGTGCCGGAGGTGGGCGGTAACGGTTCCTGGGGTGCCAGCGCGCGCGCCGACGCCATCTACGTCGGGTTCACGACATCCAGTGGCCGCATTCTGGTTGGGCACGAGCTGAAGATCAGTCGCGCCGACTGGCTGAATGAACTGAACAAGCCCGGCAAGGCCGACCAGTGGGCCGACCAATGCCACGCCTGGTATCTCGTCGTCAACGACCCCGCGATCGTCAAACCCGGTGAGCTGCCGCCCGGATGGGGACTGATGTCACCGGGCCCGAGCCGCACCCGCATGGACATCCACACGACCGCAGCCGTCAAGGCCGACCACACACCATCGTGGGAGGCCATCCGATCCGTCATGGCCCGCATAGACACCCTGCGCGCCGGTGCGGTAGCCGCATCCGTGGAGTCCCGCGACCAAGTCCGGCGCCGGAAGTACGAGAAAGACGTAGCCGAGGCGGTCGAACGGCGGGTGAAGACCATGCCCGAAACAGGGGAGGCTGCGAAAAGACTCAAGCTCATCGAGGACGCCATCGGCGCCCCAATCGACTGGAGCGACACCGTCTGGTCGCCCGACCGCAAGGTCGACCCGGCGCTGCTGGCACGTATCGGCAAGGCCGCGTTAGCTCTTGGCGGCGTCGAATCGGCTATCCGTCAGCTCGGTAGGGGTTACAACAGCTCGAAGGAAGTACGACGACTCATCGATGAGTATGAATCGAAGCTCGCCGAGTTCCTAGCCCCCGCCAACAACACCAGCCAGGCGGGGGAGGTGTCCGCATAGTGGCGTGGTTCTACGTTGATGACGGGTTCAGCGATTCGAAGCCCATCATGAACCTGCCCACAACCCCTGTCCGCGTGCCTATGCGGATCGCGGTCGCCGGCGCGTGGGTGCTCGGCGGGTCGTGGTCAGCAAAGGAAGAACTCGACGGGTTTATCCCGCACTCGAAGCTGAAATCCCTTCTAGTACCGCGGTCCGTGGTCACGGCCCTGACGGCTCCCGGACCTCTCGATGCCCCGCTGTGCTGCCCAGAAAGTGACGGAATTTTGGTCAGAAATTGGGCAAAATGGCAGCGAACTAAGGCAGAAAACGAGGCCAACCGCAAACGCGAAGCCGAGAAGAAACGGAACCAAAGACGGCGCGGCCGAAACTTTGTGACCGGCATAGATGATCAAATGTCCCCAGGGGACAACGGCGGGGACACCACAGAATCCGGCGAAAACGTGTCCCCTGGGGAGTCCCGTGGTCCCACCCCACCCCACCCCTTAGTAGTTACTTCTAGTGGGGATAGTCCGGTAGGAATCCGCCCGGCTGAGCACTGCCCCCAACACCCCGGCGGAACCGAACAGCCCTGCGGCGCCTGCGCTAACGCGCGCCGCAACGCAAACACCTGGGACGCGAAACAGCTTCAAGCCGCAGCCGACCAACGCGCAGCCCGCCTGACAGCCATCCGCGCATGCCCCGACTGCGACCCCAACGGCTTCATCGCCGATCCCGAAGACCCCGACACCCTGATCCGCTGCACCCACCCCCGATTGGAGAACACCGCATGAAAACCACCACGCCCACCCAGCACGAGAACGGCTCTGGCCGTTGGGAAGTCAGAATTGACCCGACCACCCGCCGCCGCGCATTCGCCGGCGTCCAAGGCGCGCACATCGGCGGACCGCCACACTGGAACGTGAAATCGCCACGAGGCGTGCAGGTGTTCACCACACCGGACCCTGTTGTCGCCATGGACTTGGCGCACGCCATGGCCAGTATCGACGAACTACTCGCACGCGTGTACAGGCTGGAACGCAACGTCTTCGGCCAGCACCCGGCGCTCCGCGCGTCCGTAGCAGCAGCCCGGCCCCACGTTCACAAACTGCGTGACACCCTGCGCGTCATTCAGGACCCCCACGCATGAGCCACATACCGCCCGCTGTGACCGCCATAGCTGACCAGCTCGTCGCCGCCGCGGACAAGGCGCTCGACCAGTTCATCGCCGATTTTCAAGAGCACATAGCCGAACACGACGGTGACCCGCTATGCCCCATCGGCGTGATCGCCGTAGGCGCCGAAGGCCAGGCGCCCGAAGATGTCGCGTTCCTGCTCGCTGTCGCCGTGAAACGACTAGCCATGCCAAACAAGGAGATTCAGCTATGACCGTCCCTGAATCGGTACTCGGCCTAGATCCGTCGCTGGCCCGCGCCGGCATAGCTGCGATCACCCGCGAAACCCCCGGTAGCGTCGCGCGCCCCGGAGTGATCACACACGTCGGATACTCGCTACGCGAAGGCGTTCCATGGTGGCGCCGAAGCCGACGCATCATCACCGAAGCACGCGAAATCAACACCATCGTCTGCGAAATCCACGCCGCCGCACCCATTGTTCGCGCCGTCATCGAAGGCCCCGCATGGGCATCGAACCTGCCCAGCAAGTTCGACCGCGACGGCCTCTGGTGGGCGCTGTTCTCAATCCTGGACGCGAAACGAATCCCCATCACGGTCGTAAACCCGGTGACCCGAGGGAAATTCATCACCGGCCGAGCCCCGAACGGCCTCAAGCCCGGCGAACACAAGAAACTGGTGCTATCCGAGTCGCAAGCCACATGGTTCGACGACCAACACCGCATCAAAAACCATGACCAAGCCGACGCGCTCGGACTTGCGCACATGGGCGCCCTAAACCTCGGTTGGCGCCTCCCCGTCGACACTCGCCGCCGACACATCGAAAACATTGCCCTCGTCGACTGGGAAACCGAATGGCTGGCCTCGTAGATGGCAGGCGGCGCGGTCTTCCCGAACAAGGGCCGGATCGAACGCCGGCTCGCCGAAGTCGGCGGCGAACTCGACGAAACCTGGAAACTGCGCGCCGCGTGCCGAGGGCACCCACGGCCCGACATTTTCTTCCCGCCGCCCGCAAGGTCCGAGGCCACGATCAAACGGTCGAAATCGGAACTGGCGCGACGTCTAGTCATCGCCGAAGCGAAACGCGTGTGCGGGCACTGCCCAGTCCGCGCCGAATGCCGCGACTATGCCGACCAGATCGGCGACTACCACGGCATATGGGGAGGGCAGACAGGCCGCGAACGCGGACGTAAACGCGACGAATTCTGAACCACCACGACAGCATTCAGACGACACGAAGGAACACCGCCATGACGAACTATCCACCTGGAATGACCCTCCGACCAATCGACCAATGGCCCCACGGACTCACCGGCGACCGCAGAAGGTCCAACTTCTCGGCGCCCTGGGCCGACACCATCGACAAACTCGGCCGCGAACTCTGGTACCTCGGCAAGGGCAACACCAACGCGCCTGCCGTGCTGCAAATTGCGCTGCGCGATCAGGACTTCCGGATCGACGGCATGCCACGCGCCAACGCCATCGCCGCGCATCCCGGCGTGATCCTGAACATCGAATCCCGCCACGGGCCGCTGTCGTACCCGTGCGACACATTCACGCGTTGGCAGGACAACCTGCGCGCCATCGCGCTCGGGCTCGAAGCCCTACGCAAGGTCGAACGCTACGGAATCACGCAGACCGGGCAGCAGTACCGCGGCTGGCAGGCCATCGAAGCCAAAGCCACCCCGATAGCGCAGACCGCCGCCGGCGCCGCCGTGCATCTCGCGAAAGCCGCGCAAGGCAACGATGACAGCGTCTCCGATTGGGCGCACCGCATCCTGCACGACCCCGAAACCGCCCGGAACACATACCGGAAAGCCCGCGCCAACACGCACCCCGACCGCCACGGAGGCGACCGAACAGCCTGGAACGCCGTCGAATCCGCCGCCAACATCCTGCGCGCCGCCGGCGCCCCAATCGAATAGGTACACCGATGACTGAACCTGAGCAGCACATACAGAAAGTGCTCGTGCGGTACATGTCCGACGCGCTCAACGAAGTTGGGGGAGCGCTCATCCCCGACGTATTCCGGCGCCCCGCAATCGAGCTGCGCGTCCGAACCCGCGGCACCATCGACCAATCCACAGTCACCATGCCCGGAATCGAACTCGCCGGCGGTCCCGACATGGAACCATTGGCCCGCAACGTCGGCAAGCTGATCCTGAAAATCATGAGCACCGACGAAGTGCTGTGGGTTGCGGTGAACGCGCGCTCCGACTTCGGCGGCTGGAACATCGAATGCGTCCCGCTCGTCGAGCACATGAAGCTCTCGACACCGACCGACGAACAGGTGCTCAAGGCTAGCGGCATCGACCCCGAAACCGGGAAGCCTCGATGAACGACAACCCGATATGCATCTGCGGCGACCACTTCTCACAGCATGTGGGCGAAGTCAACCCCAAGTCGGCACTGTCTGACTGCCCCGGATTCGAAGCCGACCCGAAAGCGAGCAGCGAATGGAGCACCGTCTTCTACTACGACATGTGCACATGCGGGCACGAGTTCTGTGAGCACGAAGAATGCGGCAACCCCGGGACGCTTCACCCGGCCTGCTACGGGAAGTACGACAACGGCACTCGCTGCCAATGCGAGCAATTCACAGCCTTGAAAGCGGGCGCCACTCAATGACCGACACACAGATACTGGAAGCCGCGGCCAAGATCCTGAACCGCCACGGGCGCGAGGCAGCCGCGAACGAATGCGCCGTACTCATTGGCCGCATGGCCGTCGCCGCCGCCTTAGGTGGTGGCACGGAACCTGAACCCGCGCCAGGGAAACGCCTCACCCGGATCGTGCCATGACCGAGCTGCCCGACATCACCGCCCCGACCCCGTTACGGTCACCGACATCTGGTGGGCGTCAAACCGGGAACCAATGCGGTGTTTCGACTCGGCAAGCGCGACCCATGACCCCCTCAATCGGTGGGGAGAGGCCGTAGCTGCGTCCACCAGAACCAAACCCCCCAAAAAACACCAAAGGAGACACCGCATCCCATGACCACCATCGAGGACAACGTCGCCGCCGCGCAACACGAGGTCGACCGCCGCAAGGCCGACTATGAACGCGCGCGTGACCTGTACCGGCGCGCCGTCGCAGTACGCGACGACCTAGACGCAGTCGCGGCCGAAAGCGCCGAACAGGCCGAGCAGACACGAACATCGACCGGCGAAGGCGTACCCGATCTGATCGAACGCGTCGCGTTCGCTCGCGCCAAGGTCTCGAAATGGCAAGAGCGGCTGAACAAATACCAAGCCGAACTCACCGAACTACGAGAGCGTAATCGCCACAAACTGGCCGGCATGCTGAATGAAGGCCCGGATACGTGCGCACCGACACTGGACAGCGACCCGCGCACACCCGACGAGCAAGCACACGAATTCTTCACCCGACCCGGCGATTTCTACCAAGTACGCCTTGCTATTCCTCTGGATAGAACCGAGTTCGGCCAGAAACTCAATGCGCAGTTCATGGTGAAAGCCGACGACACCCAACTCCCGTACCTGCTGGAAGTGCTACGCCAACTACGCGGCGCACTCGGCGGCAACACCCGCGTCGAATTGGGCAAAGCGGAGATCGGGCTACCAGTCGGTCCGCCCACAGTCCCCGGCCCCATCGGCGCTATGACTCGATACACCGAGGTCTTCGCGCCACCCGAGCCGTCAATCTCGGATCAGATCACCGAAATAGCGGAACAGCAAGGCGTGAAACCGGAACAAGTGCAGGCAATTCCGGTACGCGGCGGCGGACACGCGTTCACCGTGAAGCCCGAACCCCAACCCGAGCACGGCCGCCACGCACGCTCCGACGACTGGGAGAGCACCCCCACACCGCAACACCTCGCCGCCGACGAAGACCAAGACGACGACGCGGGCTGACATGCCGAACCGCACCCCGAGAACGACCACGCAGAAACGGCTAGGTCATGACCACCAACAGCAGCGCGACCGGCTACTGGCGCGCCACATCGACGGGCAGCCCTGCTGGTGGTGCGCACGACCCATGTACCGCGACCGCACCCGCAACTGGGACCACAACCCCAACGCCACACGCAAAGACGGAAAGCCCGACACCACAAGCGGATCCCTAGCTGCCGACCACAGCACAGCCCGCAGCCAATCCACCACCAGCCGCGCAGACCGACTCCTGCACGGCACCTGCAACAAACAACGCCAAGGAGGCCACCGTGACGACGAACGACCAGCACTCACCAACCGACCCAACACAGACCCCGCACTCGGAACCCGAATCTTCAACTGGCCCTAACCAACTCACGTGGTATGAACAAGCGGGTGGATACCGCTACATCGCTACGCCCCGTAACGGCCGCTACAGCGTGTACTTCGACGTCCCATCCGTTCGCCCCCACCGATGGCACACCATCTACTGGACCGAAGACCAGAGCCAATACACCCCTGCAGCGCCCCGCGAACTCTACCGAGGCGATGACCTCGACGCCGCGAAAGCCGCAGCACAACAACACCACACCGCCGCCATGCGCCTCATCGCGTGGGAGCAGTACATGCTGGACAACGACCCGCCGGCGCCGAGCACGATGGAATACACGATCGCTGCACACAACCTCTCCGTCGCCACCGCCGCCGCCCAAAAACAAGTACACGTGATGCGCCGGATCCTGGGGTTGAAATGATCCCGCGATACCACCGGGGCGTAAGCCTCGGGATACGAGCCCAACGCGTCATGGCCTACATCGCCGTCATCGCATCATGCGCCCTCACAACCGCCGCGCTCATCGCCAGCATAGGAAGCGGAATCGGCTGGCAAACAGCAGGAATACTGTTCGCGGTCCCGGCATGGGCACTGACGGAAGCGCTGTTCGCGACCGTACCCACCGCGTGCCCCGGCTGCCAGCATGCAATGCACGACGACATCTGCTGGTGCGGCCATGTCTGAGAAATCCGATTCTGAAATCGCCGCCTCCGGCGGAACAACCCCGCTCGACCCCCGCGACATGGACCCCGACCAGCTGTTCGCGCTACTCGGACTATCCGACATGGACAACCTGGAACGACTCGAATTCGTGCGCTACATGAACGCATGGTCCCGCCAATACCTACCCGGCCCCAACACCTGGTGGATACAAGCACTACTCCAAGCCAACCTATGGAAACGCACCATCACCAACCACATCGACTCGCTCATCACCCAAGCACTAGGGCAATAACCATGACCGAACAACGAGACCACGTCACACGCGCACAACTACCCTGGCGCGCAGACGAACTCACCGAATGTGGACGCCAACTCAACGACGTCGCAACCTACATCACACGCGACCAACTCATCGCCCGAGTCAAAGAACACGGCCAACAGCGCACCGCATTCACCGTCTGCATGACCTGCTGGAACACCGCATCGTCCCATCGGTACAACTGGAACAGCGACCCCATCGCGACGATCGCACGTGAGGCCGGTCGCTGTGGAGGTTCCTACGGTCATGCCAGCCCAAGCCCTGAACGCAGCCAACTCGTAGCCGAACTACGCGCCATCGCCGCACTCATCGAAGCCCACCGAGACGAATTCGACGGATACATCAACGACCTTGCCGAGACCGCCAACCTCGCAGCTCGCCGCAACCGAAAGACCAAGTGAGTCGCCCATGTCACACCCCGCGAGTAGAACCAACACATGGGACGACCGCCACGCGACCGATTCCCCAACGCATACGTCGGCGACCTCGTACCCAACGGCAACGGATGGACCCGAGTCGGACCCCTCTACTGCCCCAACTGGCACAGCAGCGACGAACCAGGCTGGACGCAGCGCTACCTACCCTGCGCATGCGACACCCGACACCACATGTGGACCTGCCACTGCGGCGCCAGCATCTATGCACCCAAGCTCGGGCCCGACTGCCGCATCCTCAACGGCCCACAATCCAGCCACGAGGACCGTGGACGCACTGCGACACCAGATCGGTAACCCCGACAGCCCGCTCGAACGATGGCTACTTGAGACCAGCCCCCTCCAGCGATGGCTACTTGAGACCGACCTCACGCCATGGCAACGTTGTTTGCTACACGACATAATCGCAGGTCAGAGCCTCAAAGCCGATAGCCCGAAAATAGCCCTGACCAGCAGGTATGCCACCCCCAATTTTCCTAGCAACCCCACCCTGCCTGACTCCAGCGGTAGTCAGGAATTTTTTTTGGGCGACTCTGAAAATTTTGGGGGTGCGTCCTGGTGACGGCAGCACGGACGACGAAGCGGACAAAAACCGCCCCCAGTAGTGAGGAACAGGCCTCTGACATGGGGTCGGTGAAGGCTGCGAAACGGACAGCCACGGGGACGAAACGGACATCGACCGGCACCGGGCAGGCCACGGCGGGAACTGAACCGGGCGCGGGGGAGCGGCTGCGGGCTGAGTTGGAACACAAGGAGGATGGCCCCGGACTGACCGCGCTGATTCGGCAGGCTGCGCGTGTGGCGGATCGCCTGGAAACGCTGGCAGGTATCAACTCGGGTGTCGAATCGTCGTGGGTGCGTTTGGATCTGCGCGGCATCGTCGCCGCTGCTGGCGACAATGGCAAGAATCCGGCGACCGTGATTGTCGAAGCGAAGATCGATTCCACGATCGCCGAAGAGAGACAACAGACCACGTTGTTACGGCATTTGCTCGCTGAGATTCACAAACAGCGCGCGGGATCGATGGGATCGAATGGTGGCGGCGGCGCGGAAGACGACGACCTCGACGACATCTAGGTCGCCGGCCAAACGCGCGACTGCGCGGCGTCCGAAAGCCGGTGCCCCGCCGAACAAACAGGACATGCCGCCATGGGTTGGTGAGTGGCCGCGACTGACTGGGCGGCAAGAACCCAAGCACGAGCATTCGTTCGCCGGCGATGAAACCGATGGTGATCGTTGCGCGCGGTTCGGTCATCGCATCACGAAACAGCGGTCGCTGCCGTGGCAGTGGCGCACGATGCGCAAGATCTTGAGTCGCCGCGCGGACGGTCTATGGACGCATCCGGACGTGGTGCTGGTCTGCACAAGGCAGCAGGGCAAGACGCTGATTCTAGTGTTGCGCATCCTGTTCGGGTTGTTCATCCTCGGTGAGAACATCGCCTACACCGCGCAGCGGGGTAACACCTCCGACGCAGTGTTCAAACGCGTCAAAGCGATTATCAATTCGCGTCCGTCGCTGAAAAACCGTGTGGTCTCGATGACCGGCGGAAAACAGGGCTTCGGCGAAATCGTCGTCCGATCGAAACTCGGCACCGAAGTCACGGTGCAGTTCGGCGTTCGATCCGGAGACAAGGGCCGTGGTCTTGATCGGATTGACCTGGCGATTTTCGATGAGGCGTACAACCTGACACAGGACGAAGTATCTGCGCTGCAGGGTGCACAGGTTGCGTCGGCGAACTCCCAAACCATCTACACGTCCACGGCGCCCGTGGAATCCGAGCACCCGAACTGCCACGTGTTCGCGGGCATGAGGCGCCGCGGGCTGAACAAGGACACAGATCTGTTGTTCATCGAGTTCGCGGCACCGGATCCGCCGAAGGATGCAGTCGAGCGCAAGGCGGCGCGTGAGGACCGCGAGAACTGGCGTCTGGCCGAGCCGTCATATGGGGTGATCTCGAAAGAGCGCGATATCGAACGGTTTTACAAGACAGCGGTCGAGAGCCGCGAGGCATCGAAGGTCGCTCTGTGGGAAGCCGACTTTCTCGGCTGGGGCGAGTGGCCGGCGGACGCGCGCTTCATTGATCCGGTCATCCCAATCAAGGAGGTGTGGGAGCCGTTGACCGACTATGCGCCCGAACTTGTCGGGCAGAAGGTTTTGGCGGTGTCCCGTACGCGTGATTTGGCGCGGTGGGCTATCGCGGTGGGGCAGCGCACGATCGAAGGTCGTGTGCAGATCGAAATTGGCTACTACCAGAAAGCGACGATCGGGCAGGTGGCCGCGTACATTGTGCGGCTGGTCGACCTGTGGGATCCGGCGACGATCGTTATCGACGATCACGACCCGGCGAAACCGTTGTCGCCGTATCTTAAAAAGCTGGACGTCGACGTCACGTTGACGACGACCGGACAGATCGCGGTCGCGTTCCAAGGCTTTGTGGACGCCGCAATGTCCGGTGACCTGGGACACACAAACCAGCCGATTCTGACCGAAGGTTTAGAGGTCGCGATGACCCGCGAACTGCCTCGGGGAGACAAGGTTTGGGACGACCGCGAAGGCTCAATTGCGCAGGTCATCGCGGCAACGATGGCGCATTGGGGTGTTCTGGAATTCGCCGAGGAAGACTCGCCGGCCGCGCTGCCCTCGATGGGCTCCGTAAATCCCGAAACAACAAGTAGCCACTTCGACGCGCTGGGAGCCGCATTCTAAATCCGCAGGTGCTGCCCTGTGCCGCAGCATGTTCGGATTGAGGGAGGCCGGTGACTAAGCGGGTCAAGACGGCTATGCCGGTCGGCGAATCGGGCTACGTGACCCCGTTCGTCGACGGCTGGGTCAATTGGGATCCGTACGAAAAGGTTCCGGACCTGCAGCACCCGGCGTCGGTGTCGGTGTTCCTGGAGATGGATAACAACGACTCGCGTGTGTCGTCGCTGCTGGAAGCCATCAGCCTGCCGATTGTCGAAACCGGTTGGCGTATCGACCCGAATGGCGCGGACGCCGAGGTTGTGCAGTTCATTTCGCGGAACATGAATCTTCCGGTTGTCGGGTTCGACGAGGTCGACGACCCCGGCCGCTCGCGAGGCCGGTTCTCGTGGATTGATCACCTACGCGAGGTTGCCTCACCGACAGCACAGTTCGGGCACGCCGTGTTCGAGCAGGTGTATCGACGGGAAGCGGACGGCCGGTTCGTGCTGCGCAAGCTGGGCCCGCGACCGCAGTGGACGATTCAGAAGTTCAACGTCGCGATGGACGGCGGGCTGGATTCGATCACTCAGCTTGCCCCGGCGTCGTCCGGACACATCATGTACGGGCCTACGCCGCTTGATATTCCGATCAACCGGCTTGTGGTGTACACACGCAACAAGCGGCCGGGGTATTGGCAGGGCCGGTCGATTCTGCGTTCGAGCTACAAGCATTGGCTGTTGAAAAACGAGCTGCTGCGCATCGAGGTTGTGGCGGCACGCCGCAACGGTATGGGTGTGCCGGTCGGTACCGCATCGAAGCCGAACGATCCGCAGGAAGTCGCGGCGATGCAGAAAGTTGCCTCGGAATTTCAGGGCGGCATGGGATCCGGTGTTGGTCTTGCGAACGGCCAGTCGCTGTCGCTGCTCGGTGTACAGGGAAACTTGCCGGACATCCGGGCGGCAATCGTGTACCACGACAAGGCAATCGCGCTCGCCGGTCTGGCGCAATACATGAACCTCGATACCGGCGGAAGCTATGCGCTCGCCGCGGTGCAGGAACGACCGTTCGTGCAGGCTGAGAATGCCGCCGCCAAGTCGTACCGCGATATCGGTCAGGCGCACATCATCGAGGATCTTGTCGATATCAACTTCGGCACCGAGGCCCGGACGCCGCGGCTGGTGTTCGACAAGATCGGTTCGCAGCAGGACGCCACCGCAGCAGCGCTGAAAATGTTTGTTGAGGCCGGGCTGCTGGCGCCGGATCTGCGGATCGAACGCGCGTTGCGCCAATCGCTGGACTTGCCGGCCAAACCCGATGCGAACGACCCGGACGCGGCGCCCCCGAAAGAGCCTGATGCGCCAGTGGTCCGGGATGACGCCATGGATCCAAGCCCTGTCGCGCAGGCAGTGGCCGACGTTGAGGCGATGCGCGTATTCCTACATCCATTCAGCAAGTCCGGGCAAGGGAGGTTGTTCTGATGGCCCGCGAAAACCGCGAGTGGTACAAGTTCACCGTCGCGAAAGCCACGTCGGCAGAGGATAAGCCGACTGCCACTCTGCACATCTACGACGAAATCGACTCATGGTTCGGTGTCAACGCCGAAGCGCTGGTTGTGGAGATTTCTGCGCTGGATCCGGAAACCGAACTGACGGTGCGGGTCAACTCGCCGGGCGGCAACGCGTTCGACGGCATCAACATCGCGAACGCGATCATGCGCCACCCCGGCAAGACCGTCACCTACATAGACGGACTAGCGGCGTCGGCCGCCAGCGTGATCGCCATCGCCAGCGACGACGTCGTCGTATCGAAGTACGGCCAGGCGATGGTGCATGACGCGCGCTCTGGCCAGTACGGCACCGCGAAGGATCTGCGCAGCGTCGCCGATCATCTAGAGAAGCTGTCGTCCAGTTACGCGAAGCTGTACGCCGATCGCGCCGGCGGGACCGTCGAGGACTGGGCACAGGCCATGGCCGATGAAACCTGGTACACCGCCGAAGAAATGGTTGCCGCTGGCCTGGCGTCTCGTGTCGACGATTCGGGGGCACGCGCCGATACCGAGCAGGCAGTCGCGTCGGCGCTGGCGAGTTCGTCCTACAAGTTCAAGTACTCCGGCCGTCCGGCCGCACCCGCGCCGATGGCGCGGGCCGACAACGCCGGAGCGTCCGCTTCGGCGAATATCTCGAAGGAGGGCCACGTGCCTGACATCAAGGAGGACGTCGCAAAGCGGCTCGGTCTTGGACCGGACGCCACCGACGAAGACGTGCTTGCCGCACTCGACAAGCTGGCACGTACCGAAGAGGAAGATACCGCCGAGGACACCACCACCGAGGGCGACAACCCCGCCGAGGCCGGCGCCGACACCGCAGTCGACGGTAAGGAACTGGTTGCTGCGGCAGCCAAGGCCGGTTTGGTGCTGATGGATCCGGCGCGGGTGTCCAAGCTGGAATCCGATGCTGCCGCGGGCGCGGTGGCACGTGCAACACAGATCGCCGAGGCCCACGCCAAGGTCGTGGACGCCGCAGTCGCCAAGGGCAAGATCACGCCTCCCCGTCGTGATCATTTCCTGACGCTGATGAAGGCGGATCCGGAAGGCACTACGGCGCTGCTGGATTCGATCCCTGCTGAGACGGCCGTGCCGCTCACGGAGATTGGTCACGGCACCGAAGCGCAGGCATCAGCCAGCGCGGAAGACGAGATCCGCAACGACCCTCGATTCAAGAATTGGAGTATCTGACATGCCCGGAATTCCTCAGGTCACCAAGACGGGACCGCGGACATACACGCCGAAGGCTGGCGTTTTCATCAAGGGTGGCCAGCTCGTCGAAGGTGTCACCGGTGGCCGGATCCAGCCCGCGGTGGCGGGTTCATTCAAGGTTGTCGGTGTCGCGCTGACCGACGCGATCGCGCCCGAAGATCTCGTGCTCACCCCGACCACGGGCGGTGACGGCCGACCGGTGCTGAACACGGCGGTATTGCCGACCAAGGTGGCGTGCGCATACGGCGCCGTCGAGGTACCGGTCACCTACGCGGCCGACGCAGCATTCGGTGAGCTGCTGATCGCCGCTGCCAACGGCACCGTGACGCCGGCGGGCGCGACACCGGACGCCCGAACCATTGTCGGTCGCTGCACAGAACCGGGTGGCGTCGTCGTAGCAACCAAGGCCGTCGGCCTCTTCCGGACCGTCTGAGCCGGACTGAAACAGCAAGGGAGACAGAATAATGCCTACAACCCCTATCGTCAGCATCAGCGACGGCCCACGGCTCACAGTGTCGGAAATGGTCGGCAATCCGCTGTGGATTCCGACGAAGATTAAGCAGCTGCTGACTAACGTTTTCATCTCGCAGACGTTGTTCCGTAACGGCGGCGGCAATAAGAACGGAGTCGTGGCGTACCGGCAGGGAGACCCGATCTTCCTGGACGGTGAGCCCGAGGACGTCGCCGAGTTCGGGGCGATCCCGGTCGCGGCCGGCCGCAAGGGCTCCGCACTGTTCGCTGTGGCGAACAAGAAGGGCCTGGGTGTCCGCGTCTCTAAGGAGATGATCGACGAGAACGACGTCGACAGCGTGAACCTGCAGATCACGCAGTTGGTCAACACGTTCAAGCGTTCCGACGACCGTGTGTTCCGTGCGCTAACTCAGGCCAGTGCCGTTCCGACCATGGCGGTTTCGGCGGCGTGGGACACCGCCAACGGCAATCCGCGCATCGACATCGCGCGCGGGATCGAAAAGGTCATCAATGCGGCCCCGTCGATCGCAGAGGGTGGCAGCGCTGAGGAATGGTTCGGATTCGAGCCCGACACGATGGTGATGAATCCCGGCCTGCTGCCGGTCTTGATGGACAACGAGAAGTTTCTGAAGGTCTATCAGGGCAACATCGCGAACGAGAACATCCAGTACACGGGGAAGCTGCCCGGCAAGGTGTTCGACCTGGACCTTCTAGGAGCGCGCGGGTATCCAATGGACCGCATCTGGGTCGGGCAGAAGGGCGTCACCGGGTTCTACTCGGATACCCGTCCGTTCCAAGTCACCGGCCTGTATCCGGAGGGCAATGGCCCCAACGGTGGCCCGAACGAGTCGCACCGTTGCGACGCGACTCGTAAGACCGCCTACGCGCTGGATCAGCCGAAGGCCGGTATCTGGCTGACCGGGTTGGTGACTCCGTGACAGCCGAATACGTTCTGACAGCGGATTTCCTGCGACGTCTGGACGACAAAGGGGTATGGCGTGAGCTTAAGCGCGGCGCCGTCCTCTCTGATCTCGATGACGACGACGTCCGCCGCCTCACGGCGGCGGGCGCCATCGTCGACCGCGAGTCGTACGAACTGGCACAGGCCGAAGCCGAGGCCGCAGCCCAAGCGGCAGCCGAAGCGCTTGCCGCCGACGACGGCGGTGACGAAACAGCCGGTGGTGGAGGCGGCGACGGTAGCTGGGATTCAGTGGTGCTGACACCGGGCGATGGCATCGAGCGGCCGAAGTCGGCGAACTCGACTGAGGTGTGGCGCAAGTACGCCGTAGATCGCGGTATCCCCGCTGAGCAGGCCGCGAAGATGAGCAAGACCCAAATCAAGGCAGCGACAAGGTAAATCACTGTGGCCGATGTAACGCCTTTCCTGACCGTCGCCGAATTCGAGGGCATGTTCCGCCCTCTATCGGCGACGGAGAAGGCGCTTGCCGAGGTGTTGGTTCGGGCAGCCGCCGCATGGATCCGTGATCCGTCGCGGCTGCCCGACCTGCCCTCGACTGACGAGCGCGGCAAGCTCGTCACCTACGACGTCGTCAAAGCCATGTTCGGGCCCGAGGGCGTCACCGATTCGCGGGTGCTGGAACTGACCCGCACCACCGAAGACCGCACAACCACGGTCAAGATGGCGCAAGCCGCGCAGCTGCTGGACTTCACCGAACGCCACCTGCAGATGCTTGGCCTATCACTCACCGCGGCACCGCAAGCCCAATTCACCGGATACGCGCAGGCCGAGCCATGGTGAGCATGTTTGATCCCGGCCCCGACACCGTCACGCTGGTCAAGCGCGACCCGGTAACCGACGCTGGCGCACCGGTCGTCGACGCCTGGGGGCGGCCGACCTACACCGAGCGCCGTATCCCGAAGGGCCGATGCAGCTGGGCAGAGCACCCGGCCATCGAGGAAATCGCCGGCACTCAGGTCGCGATCGTGAATGCGGTCGGGCATCTGATCGTGGACGCGGACACCGAAACGCTCACTGCTCGTGACGCCGTCGAGTTCGGGACTCGGCTGTTCGAGTTGCAGTCGCCGGGTGTCCGCCGCGTCGACTTGGACCGCAACCCCAGTCATGTACGCGTCGAAGCCCGGTTCTGTGAAGACGTCAGCCTCGGCGAGGAAGTCACCATCATTGCCGCCGGCCGACGCACTGATCGCGGCGCGATTGAGCCCGACGGCACTCCGGTCACCGTGATCGCGCGAGCAGTCGTAGTTGGCAACCAGCGCCAGCGGTTCGGCGCCACCGGGGAAGTCATCGCCGCCACATTCACCGTCGTGCTGGACCTGGACACCGAAATCCGTGACAACGACTGGCTGATCGTTCGCGGCCGCGAGTGCCGCGCGCTGGTCGGTGTGCAGCTTTCCCAGTGGGCTGACCGCAATCAGCTGGTGGTGCTGGCACAGTCCGCGAAGGGTGGTATCGGCTGATGGCACCGCAGGGCAAGTTCCGGTTGAACAAGAAAACGATCGCCCATATCGCGAAGAACGATCAGGGCTTAGGCAAGGCGCTCGACGCTGTCGCGGACCCGGCGGCCGAGAAGGCCGGCGCCACGGTCGATGAGTACATCACCGACCGCCAGGTCCGCGGTATCTACGGCAAGAAAGAAGACCAGGCCAAACACGGCGCTGTGTCGAAGGCGTTCGGGCGCTTGGGGTTGAGGCTGCGATGAGAGAGCACGCAGATATCCGCAATGCCATAGCGGACGCCCTGGATTCGTTCCTGGCGTTGCCGCCGAACGTCGCTCTCTTCGGCAGCGCCTGCCGGGTAGCCGTCGAGGAAGTGCCCGAGGACTGGAGCCTGCGCGCCGGCCCGCCGCTGGTCACCGTATCCGACGACGGCGGTCCGGAACAGTGGCCCATCAAACGCGACCCGACGATCCGGATCACTGTGCGTGCTCGTGGCGCTGATCTGGCCGACCGTGTCGCGCGCCGCGTGCACGGCTATCTGCACGACAACCGCCCGCCAGGGGTCGCGCACATCTTCCGCACCGGCGGAAGCGTGTTCGTCACCGCGCGGGACACCGACACCGGCGCCGACATGGCGTCGTTCACCGTCACAGCGGCGGTGCGCACCATCGAAACCGTCTAAGAGACAAGGAGACAGCACCAATGGCTGGCAATCCCGACAATGTGAAGCTATATACAGAGGCTGATGTACTGCTGTGGATGGGTTCGGCGCCGCCGGCAACCGCGGACCTGCCCGCGTCTGTCACCGATCCGTTCGTGACGACCACCGGCAAGTGGGCGTTCCTCGGCCTACTGGTGGGCGACGCAGGTATCGACACTCAGCGCGAATGGGACGAGAAGGACATCCCGGCATGGGGTTACGGCACGATCATCGTCGCCTCGAAGGACTTCAAGCTCACCCGCAAGGTGTCCGCGCTTGAGGACAACCCGGCGATGCAGCGGATCCTGTGGAACGGATCGACCGAAACCGAAATCGTTGTTCCGAATCCGCTCTACGAGTACGTGGCCTTCGAGAAGCGCACCGCCAGCGGCGAAATCCGGCGCGAGATTTCCAAGCGGCCGGCGCGATTCTGGACGCCGAACATCAAGGACGCCGAGGGCGACGCGACCCCCCGCGAAATCGAGTGCCGTATCTTCCCGGACTCTGCCCGCAAGCTGTTCGCCGCGCAGCAGACCGCCGCATAGAAAGGGGCACTCGAAGTGAAGACGATCGAGTTGCTTGTCAACAAGCCCGAATTCCTTAAGGGCTCGATCATCACGGTCGACGACCTGTCAGCTGCGGTGCTGATCGATAAGGAAGAGGCCAAGCCCTACGAGCCGGCCGCAGACGCAGAGGACACCGACGCCGCACAGCCGAAGGTTAAGCGGGGGCGTCGCAGCCGCGGCACGTCGCAGTCGGTGAACGTGGCCGAAGCGGATATGCCGAACGCCGAAGCCGATACCGGCGACGGTGAGGTCGATGGCGAAGGTGGCGTCGAAAACGTCTGAGGCTGCACGGCTAGAAGCGCTGGGCGCCACCGAAGCCGAAGCACAGTTCCGCGGCCACACCATCCGGGTTCCCCTGAACCTGGAGGTGTGGCCGCTCAATCTTGTACGCGAACACCCTTTCAACGCGGTCGATTACCTGCTGGCCGGGCAGGAATGCGGACTCTACGACGACGCGACAGTCGATGACTACCGCGAGCTGTCCGACGCGATGGCCGACGCCGTGGGGGTGTCGCGGCTGCCGGAAACACCGGCCGCGCCGGACCAATGGTTCGGCGGGATACCGACATTGGTCAACATCTTGGACAGATACGAAGACGACCTCGTGAGTGATCTACGCAGGTTCTGGGGCGTGGACTACACCGAACGATTCACGGGCACTTTGTCATTGCGCCGGATTTGGACCTACATTCGCCGTCTCGATCCGAAGTCATCGATCGTGCGAGCACAGAACGGTGGCAAAGAATTGTGGACTGAGCAAATGTTCATTCTGGCGTCCATATACCAAGCACTTACAGGTGAAATATATCCCGGTCGCCCGCTGCGGCAACACGAGATAGCAAAGGCTCTCGAAGCTATGCAGGCGAAAATCGATCATGTCGCTAACTTGAAGGCACGAGAAGCCGCGTACGCCGCGCAGTCGTCGCCCACGGCGCCAGCGGTCTCGGCTATGGAACAAGCAATTGCGAACCGGCGACACGAACTAGGAAAACGCTGAACACCATGGCCAACAACACCCGCAACAAGCCCAACGAAGAAACCGCCGAGCCGACGGACCCCGACAACGCAACTGTCGACTTGGTTTGGGAGGGTCTCAAATTCACGATCCCGAAGCGTCGAGGCCGCTGGCCTGTCAATGCCCTACGCGATTTCGCGCGCGGACGGAACTACGAAGCCGTGGTGACCCTGATCGGCGGCGAGAAGCAATGGCAGCAACTAGCCGAGAAATGCCCGACCGGCGACGAATTCGACAAGTTCGCCGACTACGTGCGCGCCGTCGTCGAGAAGGAGTGCACGCTGTGAAGCCCGGCGCCACGCGGTATCCGTGGCGCCGAATCAGAAGCCGCCCACGCATCCGTCTGTGGGACAACCAATTCCAATACATCACCGAAATCGAAACACCTCTGTATGTCGAGCCGTGGCCGAGGTGGCTACGGCGGATTGTGCGGCACGCGCTGCACCTGAGGTAAGGCGGAAGCCACACCGTGGCGCAAGGCATGGATTTCGGGTACTACACCCTCCCCGTCATCCCGTCGTTTGTCGACATCGAATCGAAGTCGCAGACGGCGCTGAACCGCTCCGTGGGCGCACTCGGAACCAAGGTCGGTAAGACCTTCGGAAAGAACCTCGCAGACGGTGTCGTGTCCGCCGAAGCGCAATTGACCCGCGCCTACGACAACGTCATCAAGATTCAAGATAAGGCCGCTGACGCGACCGGCAAGCTGGCCACCGCCGAAGCCAAGCTCCAGCGGCTACAGAAGATCGGCGCATCCAACGACCGGATCGTCGCGGCCACCGAGGCCCGAAACAAGGCGCGGCGCGACGAAATTCGCGCGGTCAAAGAGGCCACTGCCGCCCAAGACGACTACGAGCGGTCGCTGAAACGGCACAACAGCGGAGCTGATGCCCTCGACAACTTGGGTCTTAGCTACGAAGGGTTGGCGGGCAAGGCTTCACTGGCTGCCGCGGCGTTGGGCACAGCGGTCGGCGCGGGAATGGCGGCGGCAGCCGCCGGCGCGATCAAACTCGGCCGCGAGTTGTACGACCTGGGCGCGCAGTTCGACGAAACCTTCGACCAGCTGCAGATCACCACCGGCGCCAGCGGCGGTGCGCTCGACGCGCTCGAGGTGTCGGTGAAGAACCTCGGACGTTCGGTGCCGCTGCCGTTCGCCGAACTCGGCAAGGTTGTCGGCGAGGTCAACCGCGACCTGCACCTGACCGGCCCCACGCTCGACGCGGTATCGAAATCTGTCGCCAACTTGGGCAGGCTCACGGGTGAGGCGGTCGACGTGCGCGGGCTGGGCCGGGCGTTCCGATCCTTCGGGGTCGAGGGCAAAGACCAGGTCGCAACCCTCGATTCATTGTTCGGGGCCTGGCAGCGCACCGGCATTCCCATCAACGAGCTGTTGTCCACGGTCACCAAGGGAGGTCCGCAGCTTCGCCAATTCGGGTTCACCTTCGGCCAGTCCGCCGCACTCATCGGCATGTTGGACGAGCGCGGGTTGGACGCCGACAAGGCGGTCATGGCGCTGACCAAGAGCCTGGGCACCCTGGCCAAGACGCAGGGTGTCACCGGCCCGGATGCGTTGCGGCAAACCGTTTCCCAGATCAAGGCGTTGACTGATGCTGGCCGCGACGCCGAGGCACTGAACCTGACCAACAAGATCTTCGGCGCCAAGGGCGGCGTGCAGTTTTTCGACGCCATCAAGTCCGGTGCGCTGGATTTGCAGACGTTGCAGTCGGCGCTGGATTCGACCGGTGCATCGATCAACGACACCGCATCCGATACCGACGACTTCGAACAGAAGTGGCAGATCTTCAAAAACAACACCGCGGCAGCGCTGGAACCGTTGGCGTCCAGTCTGTTCGCGTTCGTCAACGATGGTCTTGGCTCGCTCGCTGTGTGGGTCCAAGCCCACCAACCCGAGGTCATCGGATTCTTCAGCACCGCCACACAAGGCGTCATCTTGTTCGGCGAAACCATCCTGCGGATGGCCTCGGACGCACTCGATGCGCTGTCGCTGTTGGTCGGTGGGCTGGGCAACACAGTCGGATTCACGCTCAAGGCAGCCTCGGCGTTCGCGTCGCTGACCGGGGACAAGGTCGGCGCACAAAAGATGCACGACCTGTCCGAGGGCGCGTTCTCGTGGGGCGAGAACATGCGGGGCCTGGCCGACAAGCTCGACGGCACAGCCGACGGCCTGTTCAACTTGCGCAAACGCATTCAGGCCACCGGCGAAGAGATGGCCACGGCAGCCAGATTCACGTCCGCGCTCGGTGAAGCGACAGCAAGTATCCCGGACGGCAAGACCATCCAAATTTCGGAGAACACACCCGAGGTTCGCCGCAAGCTCGCCGATATCGGTGTGCAGGTCGAAACCTTGCCTGATGGCACGGTGACGGTCGCCGCCAACACCGATCAGGGCAAGAAAGTCCTTGATTCGTGGCGCAAGTCGATCGAGCGCGACAAGCCCGCCGAGGTGCCGATTACGGCCGACACTTCGGAGGCTGAGCATAAGTGGGCGCTGTTCCGCGACATGCTGCAGAACCCCGGACCTACCCCGGTTACGGGCCCGTTCGTGGGCGGCAACGCGAACGCCAACGCACCGTGGATTCCGTTCCTGCCGCCCCCGCGGGCCCGTGGCGGGATCTTCGATGTGTGGGATTCGGTGGCCTCATTCGCCACCGGCAAGCTACCGAGCCAGGCGCTCATCCAGCCGCCCGTGTCCGGTGCAGGTTTAGTGCAATGGGCCGAACCATCCACGCGCGGTGAAGCATTCATCCCACTGGGGGGTGGCCAACGCTCGATCGATATCTGGATGGAAACCGGGCGGCGCCTGGGCTTGCTGCGCAGTTACGAGCAGGGCGGGTTGCAAGAGGGGCTCAACCCTGGCGCCAACTACCTGCGCTCCCTGGTGATGCAGATGTGGCCGCAGATCAAGACGATCGGCGGTCGCCGCTCCGAGGACGGGTACGGGGAGCACTCGTCGGGAAACGCGATCGACATCATGATCCCCGGTTACGAAACTCCGGAGGGCAAAGCACTCGGTGATGCCATCGCAGGATTCCTGACGGCGAACCGAGAAGCACTGGACCTCAACGGTTTCATCTGGCGGCAGCAGAGCTACGGCTACGGCGGTTCCTTCACCACAGGCAAGCCGATGGAAACCCGGGCAGGTGGGGATCCGACGCAGAACCATATGGATCACCTGCATGTGATCCTAGGCTCCGGGCGCGGTGCGACCGCGAGGGCCGTCGGCTTGCCGAACGCGCCGCTAGTCTCGACCGGTGGAGCGGGTGCCGGTGGCGGCTTCACGTTCAGCGCCCCAAGCGGCGGCGGTGCGGGCGGTGGCCGAGGCGGCGGGGGCAGTGTGTTCGGGGCCGGGTATCAGACCGGCCGCGGGACACCGGGCTACGACGAAGACGGCCGGCCCGGCTACTACGCCCCGGACCCGAGGCAGGTCCGTGAAGCCGAGGAACGCGCCGCCGATGCACAACAGCGCATCAAGGATGCGGACGCCCAAGTCAAGATCGCCGAGGCCCGTAAAAGCGAACTCGATTTCGACGCCTCGGAATCGCAGAGGCTGTCCGCCGATAACGCGCTGGAGAAGGCGAAGGCCGATGCGGCCAAGGCGCGACGCGAAGCCCAGGACAGTCAAGCCGATCTGGCCGAGGCGCAGCGCGGAAAGTTCACTGCCGCCAAGGAATCCAAGAAGGGTAAGGGCGGCGACGACCTGTCCGATATCGGCAGGATCATCGGCGGCGGTTTCGCCGAAACATTCGGCCTGGACGGTTCGGTGTTCCCGAACATTGAAGAGTTGGGCATCGTCAAGTTGGCCAAGGCCATCTTGGGTATCAAGTACACCCCGCAGGGCACCGGGTTCGCGGGTGGGCTCCTTGCCGGTGGTGGTGGCGGGGGTGGTCTGGGCGGTCCCAGTGGCGCGTTCGGTGGCGCGGCCTTCGACGGGGGCGGGGCCACATCTGGTTTGCCGTTCGGGATGGTGCCCGAAGTGTCGTCGATGCTGCCGTCGCTCAGTGGCGTGTCGGCGCATCCGGGGTCGGGGATGCCTCCGGGTGTCGGCAACGGGCCCGTCGATCAGTCGCTGAACGTCACGATCAATAACCCGCAGGGCGACGAGCGGTCGATCGCCGACCGCACCCGCCGTGTCCTGCTGAACACACCGCGGCAGATGACCCACGAACCCATCGGCGGTGGCCCGTAATGACGAGCGCACAACTGACCGGGCCACGCCGTAACGTGCCCTGGTCGCAGCTGTCCGAAGCCGCGCGCGGCGAAGCGGTCTCGTGCGCATGGATCGGGTCGGACGGCCAGTATTGGCCCCTCACCGGGCAACTCGCAGGCAGCGAGGGCGCATTCATCACCGGCCCCATCGACGGCATGGTGCACGTCCCGTTCGAAGGGATATGGACCACCCCCGCCTACGGCCCGCCGCGCTTCGAACGCACCGTCGACGGCCGACGCGAAATCTCCTTCACGTTGGGCCTGATGTCCGATTCGTCGCTGGGCTGGTACGACACCGAGGCCCGGTTCTGGCGCGGCTGCCGCAAGGACGCGACCGGATACTTCACGGTCACCACCCGCCGGCACGGCCAGCTGTGGATTCCGATGCAGCTGTTGGAGGCGCCCAAATGCGCGCTCCCAGATGATCCGGCGCTGCAACGCGTCGCACTACACGAAATCATCTTGGCCGCGGACGGTGAACCGCGCTGGCACCGGCCTGACACCTCGCCGCCGCCGTTCGTGCGTCCACCCGGTGGGCCGAGCCTGGGATTCATTCGGATCGCGAACCGCTCCACCGAGCCGGCGTGGCCGATTTTCTTTGTGCAGGCATCCAAGACCGCGCCGTCGAAGGTGCGTCTTGGTGATGGTCCGAACGCGATCGTGTCCGGTGAAGAGAACCCGTTCGATGACTGGCCGAAACTCTCGCGGCTGTTCGGGATCCCGTTCGTCGACGAGTTCTTGGGCACGTTCACCCGCACCCGTGACGCGAACATGATCGATGTGCCGGAACTCAATCCCGGCGAGCACTGCATTATCGACACCGATCCCGCGCACCGGATCGCGATCACCGCCCAGGATCCGCCCGACAACCTGCTCAAGAAATTCATCCGCAATAGCGAGCTGCTGAACTGGATTTTGGGGGAGTACGGCGACACCGGGTTGCCGCTGCTGCAGCGGTTCCGGGGCCAAGGGTTCTCGATTCCGATCCCGCCGCGCACTGTCGCGACGATCCCGGTCTCGCATAACCAGCCTGGCGGCAAGATCTGGTGCCAGCTGCCGCAACGCTTCGAAAGCGCGCTGGCATGACCGCGCCCACCCTCACCCTGGACCCCAAGACCCTCGCTGGCGACTTCACCCCGGAGATGCGGATGCATCTGCTGGAGCGCCGCTGGGCGTACATGAACCGGCGCACCAAAGCCCCACTGGTCCGGCTGTGGGACAAAGAGTTCCGCTATATCGCGCGCGTCGAAAACCTCGATAAGTGGGATTGGGAAGAGCTGGCCACCGAGGACGGCGAAGCCAACATCACGTTTTCCGGCAAGGCCAACGACTGGCTCCGCGAAATCATCACCTACCAGATCGGCGACGACGAAGACGTTCACATCACGATCGACCCCGACCCGGACAAGCCGCACGATTTCCGGACCCGCTGGGGCGGCAAGGTCATGGTCATCGAGGATGACGAAGAAGCCGGAAAGGCTGCCGTCACCACGCTTAAGTGCATCTCAAATCGACGCCACCTCAAGGGAATCTACCTCGCGGCAAACCCCATCTTTCCCATGGAGGTGCAGCTGCCCAAGATGTTCCTGTGGGGTGGCCCCACGGTCACCACCTGCGCAACGGCCATGTTCTTCAACTGTATTCGGCTGTTCACGCTCAACGGATTCTTCCCGGTACCGCGCAACATCTTCGCCCCGGAAACATGGCTGCAAAACCTTTCACCGCTCAACTGGCCGGTGCAGATCATGCCTGTGGCTGGGCTGTTCGACCAATCACGCTGGTGCACAATCGGTTCGCGCTGGAAGGATGCGCACACCGTGTTGTCGCCGGTGATGAAGGACGCCGGCGTCATCTGCCGCGCCTACACCTGGCTACCCGGCGATCCGGCCCCGTACACGATGTTCGGCCCCGAACTGGCCGAAATCCTCAAGCCCACACGCGCTTGCGTGATCCTGAGTTTCGAAGACAAGTCCGGTGTGACCGGCCCGACGGGCACCATGCTCGACGGCGCGATCAACCTGTTCGCCGCGACCCTCGATGACCTGATCACCGAAACCCTGATCCCGATCGACGCCGACCACGACGGCGAGGTCGACCCGTTCTTCCGGAAACTGATGCTGGTTTCCCCGAAGCCGCCGCCGTTCGTCTATCGAGACGTCGGCTACGGCAACATCCGGCGCCGCAAGCTGCGGATCTACAAGAGCCGCGCCACCGACATCATCGTCGGCGGCAAGAGCCCCCAATGGGTCAACCAGGCAATCACATTCGCGATCCGCTACGGCATATCGCAACTGGCCCAGGTGATCATGGGCGTCGAGGCCGCGGGCGTCGAAGGTTTGGACAACCTTTATCAAGGCCAGCTCGACGATGTGTTCCTGGCGTTCATGCGCTACGTCAACCCGCTGCGATCGGCCAAGGCCGGAAGTTACGCGTTCCGTGAGTATTTCAAGAATCCGGGCGGCAGCGCATACGTCATCAACGCCATACAAGAGCTAGCCGCCGGCGATTTCGAAATGAAGGCGTACCGGTCGATGAAGTTCGACGTCGGCGACGGGCAGCCCTACATCCTCGGCGAGGACTTCTGGCTCGGCGACCGGGTGTCAGCGGAAATCCGGGGCGTGGTCTACACCGACCAAATCATGGCGATCAAGGGCGAAGGCGACCGCACCACGGCAGGACGGCCCACGGTGTCGTTCGGCGACGACTCCCGCGACGAAGACCCGGTCGCCCGTGGGTTCCGCACTATCGGCAACGTCGCGAACTTCGCGGCCCTCCTGGCAGGAAGCGGGGACATGTTCTGATGAGCAGACGAAACCAGAAGCAACGCAAGGTATTCCCGAAATTTCCGTATGATCGCAAGTTCACCAAAGCTGAGGTCGAAGTCATCCTCGCGCGCCAGGACCGGTTGTGCGCGGCGTTCCGTGACGCGGTCGGCCCGAACGGCTGGGGCTTGGGCCTGCCGGAAGACCATTTGCAGCTGTTGATGTTTCACGGCGCGCTGGCCGGTGTGGACGTAGATGAAGACGCGGCGTTTATCCGGGCGCGGCGGCTGCCGGATGAAACCGGGCGACTGGTCGACGCCGTCGAGTGGGTTGTGAAAAAGGACGACACACCGCGAGACCGCAACAGGGATGCGCGCCGTGAGGCACGCGCCCGCGCACGCGAGATTGACGAGCTGGATCCGGAAGTGCGCGACGCGCTGATCGACATGGTCAAACGCAAGGGACAACGCGTCTACGACCGTGGCCGCGCCGAGGTTCGGGTCGAGGACCGCGACGAGTACTCCGGGCGGCTGGCCGACACCGACGACGAACAACCCGAAGACCTTGACGACACCAAGGAGGACATGCCGTGACGTCTGCACTCATCCCTACCGAGCCAATCTTTCTGGGCGAAAGAGTAATCCGCACCCTGTTCTATGCGGCGCCCCGCAATCCCGGCGACCCGCAAACGATCATCGGCACCTTCACGCTGATGCCCGGCGAAGACAACATCGTCTTGGACGCCATCAAGGGCGAGAAGGGCGACCGCGGTGACATGTCTCCGTTCTGGCGTCCGCAGTGGGGATCGACCATCAACTTGCCCGTGGATCTGCCCGACGACCTCGGTGACGCTGACGCCGGAATGGCCTGGTACATCGCCGGTTACTGGCATGTCTGGGACGGCAACGGCTGGCGAATCATCTTGGGTGCGATCCCCGGACCGCCCGGACCCACCCCGAACTTGCACATGACCGCACGCGGTGTCGCGCCGCCCTCTGGCGGTATCACCTACCCGCTGAACCTGAACGTCACACCCGGTGGTACTACGCTGGAGCCGACGTTCGCGATCGACATCCCGCTCATTCCCGGACCCAAGGGCGACAACGCGAAAATCCTCGAGGCCGACGATTTCGTCGGGCCGATCGAGGACGGCCAATCTTTGATCTACGACTCGACCCTGGCCGGCGGTGCCGGCGGTATCCGAGGCGGCAGCCCGGTCGGCACGGTCAAGAAACTCAGCATTCCCGAGCAGTCGTTTACCGGCGGCACGTACGGATCAACCTGGAATATCGTTGCCACGATCATCGTTCCGGGGCAGCCACTGCCGTACTACCCGCAGTTCGACGGGCATCTGCGGTGGAAGCGCAGCGGCCTGTTCAACAACGCGCAGATCGAAGTTCAGGTGCGGGCACTGCCGCAAGGGTCGACGAGTGCGCCGGAAACCGGAACCCTGTGCGCTCGCGCCTTGTACGACCCGAGCACACTGGACGCCGAAACGATCGCGCACGTCCGCGAACAGTGGTCCGACACTGGCTATCCGGCGCGCGCGATCGGCCCCGACTCCGGTGAAGGCCGCATCCCGGCCAACACATCCATGGTGTATTACGTGCTGCTGTACCGGATCGGTGGTAGCGGATCGGTGGTGTTCTCCACCCCCGGCGCCCACATGTCGATGAGCATGTTCCCGGTGAGCTGATGCCACGTAGCGTCGATAAGTTCCCAGAGAAGCGGGGTGCCGGTGCCACCTCGCTACACAATCCGCTGCGTTCGCAGCTGGATTATGAATCGGCGCTTGCTGATACCGCCAGACAGGCCGGCGACAAGATCCGCGGCGCCATCTCGGGGGCGCTGGACGACATCGTCGATGTCATCCACGAGTTCACCGGTCTAGATCTTGACGAACTGAAAAGCGCACTCGATGGGATCGACCTTGCCAATCCCGGCGCGATCCTGGCCAAGATCGTTGAACTGGCCGGCAATGCGCTCGGGTTCAATGGACTGCTGCCGTCGTCGTGGATCGCCGATGTCGTCGAGGACTTGACGCGCGGGGCCGGGGAATTCCTGACCGCGGACAGCATCGCCGCGAACCCCTTCATGCAGTGGGATCCGGGCGCTGCTGGCTGGGAATCCGGCGGCGCCGGCAAGATGACAGCCAACGGCACACAGCAGTCGGTGCGCGGCGAAATCTTTGACGTCGTACCCGGTAACGTCGTGAAACTGCCCGCAGGCACCCGCTGGTCGGGCATCACCGCCACACCAGGGTCGAATCCGATCAAGGTCGGGTTCGCGGTGTGGGACGCGGCCGGCAACGTGCTGCCCGATGTGATCCGAGGACAGATTCAGCCGTCGACACCGTCCTCATCATGGCAAGGGATCCCCACCACGGATTGGATCGTGCCGACTGGGGTAGCACGGGCCGCGGCGCTGATCGAGCTTGATTCGGGCGCCCTGTCCGGGGACGTGTGGTTCTCGAATGTAACCCCGCACAAGACGAACAAGATCCCTCCAGACTTACTGAAAAGCCTGGTCGAGGGCGGGCAGGACTTCGCCGAGGACGTACAGAAGACCTGGGATGCGTTCTGGAACGGGGTTTTTGGTGCCAACGCCACCGGCAAGACCCCCGATGATGTCAAAACCGCGTCGGCACATGTCACCGCGGTCGCCAGCGACGCGAACGCCGCGGCGCAGTTCGCCTCGTCGATGGTGATCCGGCCGCGTCGCAGCCCGAGGTGGGTTTCCACTGGAACCCACGACGACGTGTCGTTCGCGATTGCCATGGCGCAGACGATGTTCACCCCGGCCTTGGGGGACATCACCTACATTCCGATCACCCCGGACACCGACCGTGTCTACAAGGCCCTCAAGTTCGGGCTGGTCGGCAACGCCATGACCAACCTCTATGTCGGGGTGTACAAGATCGAGTACGACGGAACACTGACCCGCACAGTCGATCTCGGCGATAAGAAATCAGCACTGACCGCCTCGAAAGTGCAGACGTTCGCCATTCCCGGCGGTGTGTCGGTCGGGCGCGGTGAAACGGTGTTCATCGCTGTACGTCAGGTTGGCGGTACCGCGGGGCAGATGTTCACCACGCCCTCGCTGTTGCAGGTGACCGAGGTGGTGCAGCCAGTTCCGACCTACATCACCGAGAAGAACAACACGGGCACAGGGCTTCCGGCCACCATCTCGGGGGCGATTGTGCGTTCGGAGTCCGCGCCGGCGTGGGGTGCGCTCGGAGAGACCCTGTTGGATTCACCGTGGACGGATTACACCGCGCCGGGCTGGTACACCTACCTGTTCGGTGCCGAGTCACGGTACGTCTACATCGCCGGATCGAGCGCCGGTGGTGGCGGTGGTGGCGGTGACGGCGGTTGGGACAAGCCGGGCGAGGGAGGCCGGCGCGGCACCTGGTCGGCGCTGAGTCTGGAGCGCGGTGTCGGGATTCCCTGGGACGTGCCTGGTTTGGATGTGTACGTTCGGGCGCCGGGCGCGGGATCGCCGAGCCGGGAAACCAACGGCAGCCCCGGTGAGGCCTTGATTGTGCGGCTATCGACCGCGCCGGGCACCGTCCTGTTGAACATTCCGGGCGGCAACGGCGGGCGCCTGGCCTATGGCGGGTTCTTCAACCGCGATCCCGTTGGCGAGGCACAGACCAATTACCCGTTCTTCGGGCGCTTGTTCGTCGGCGGCTTGGCAGCACCGAAAGACACCAACGGCAACAGCCCCGGTGGTGGTGGCGGTGGCGGTGACGGCGGTGTCGGCGGCAATGCGCGGGCGGGCCGTCCGGGCGGGGCTGGATTCTGCGCGATAAGGACGGCGTGATGACCACAACGAGTGCACGAACCGGGGGCAAATGGTATGGCCGATTCAGCATCACACCCACGAGCGTTGCGTCGCGCGTAGCGGTCGGTACCCCGACGATCACAACGGGGCCGCTGACGATCCGGCCAACCAGTGTGCCGTCGCGGGTAGCGGTGGGCACACCGACGATCACCTGGCCGCAAGACATCCGGCCCACGAGCGTTGCGTCGCGCGTAGCGGTCGGTACCCCGAGCTTGATTGCGATCGTCGCCCCGGCCAGCGTCCCGTCACGGGCCGCGGTGGGAACCCCGACCGTCACCGCCGGGCCGGTCACCATCGCCCCGACCGCCGTGCCTTCGCGGGTGGCGGTCGGCACCCCGAGCCTGGCGCAGGTCATCAAACCCGGCGCCGTACCCTCCCGCGCCGCGGTGGGCACACCGAGCGTTGCTTACGTCGTCAAGCCAACCGCCGTGCCCTCACGTGCCGCTGCCGGAACCCCGACACTGATACCGGGCCCGGTCACCATCGCGCCCACGGGCGTTGCCTCCCGGGTGGCTGTCGGTACACCGACGATCACTCAGCCCGCCTCGGTCAACTACAACACCCAAGGCGTCGGCACCGAAACAACATCGAACCCGGCGACCTGCACGATCAACCCGAACACAGGCGACGACGTGCTGGTGTTCTACTCGCTGGGCAGCGGCGACGTCGCCGGCGCCACCTATGGCGCAACCAACCTGCCGATGAACTGCGCCGGGCAAGCACGCTCAAACGGTGTGCTGATCGCCTGCTACATCATCGAGAACGTCGCAGCCGGCAGCGCCGCGATCAACATCAACAAGACCGGTTCGAGCTGGGGGCAGGCCGTCGCCGTCTCCTACGCCGGCGCGCAAGGCTATCGGCCCGCGAAATCCGCTGTCGGCAACGGAACATCGTTCTCCCTGCCCGTCACCGTGCCGCTCAACGGGCGCACCGTGCACGCGTTCACACCCGGACAGAACAGCACCACCTTGTCGGCGCTGTCCGGTGGCACCAGCCGCTACCTCGACAACGTGGGGTTCTTGACCCAATCGGTGCGTGACGCCGACGCGGCCACAACATTCGGCGGCACGCTCAGCGCGACCCGCGACTGGGCCGCGCTCGGTGTCCCCCTGTGCGCGGTAGCACCCACGGGCCCGATTCCCAAGTACAGCACCGGCACGGACGCCGACGGCATCAACGGCACCAAGACATTCGACGTCTACACCGCAGTCGGCGATTACGTGTACGCGATCGTCGGACAAACCGGGCCGGGCGATCCCTCCGCGGTCACCTGCGCCGGTACCGCGATGACGTTGCTCGACACCCTGGCCTGGAACGCCGGATCGGCAACGGGATTCATCAAGATCTACCGCAGCGCCGCGGCGATGGCCTCGGCCGGCGCGAAAACCGTGTCGGTCACCGCCACCGGCGGCAACTGGTGGCGCGCTTGCGGACTAGCGGTTTCCGGGGTCACCAGCCCGTCGGGCACCGTGACTAAGACCTCGGCGACATCATCGCAGCCGACGCAAGCCGTCACCTGTGCCGCCGACCAGCTGATCGTGCAGATATTCATCACCAGCGCAGCGGCGACCGGGACCGCGGGCGGGGCGGCTCTGTGGCTGACGCCCTCTGCCGGGCAGGTCTTCATGACCGTCAATGTTGCCGACGAGTCAACAACTTTCACCATCGCCAACACCTCCGTGAACTGGGGCGCGGCAGCCGTCGTGCTCAGTTGACACAACCAGAAAGAGAGAAATATCCAAATGGCAAACATCATGTACGACAAGGCATATGAGGCATTCGGCAACGCCCAAATCAACTGGCCTGCCGACACCATCAAGGTCGTTCTTGTCGACACCGGCACCTACACCCTGAACGCGGCCACCCACGAATTCCTCTCGGACATCCCCAGCGGTGCTCGTATCGCCACCTCGGCCGCGCTCACGGCTAAGACGAACGTGCTCGGCGTGCTCGATGCCAATGATTCCTCATGGCCGGGAGTGACCGGTCTCAGCGGCGAAGCGGTCGTGATCTTCAAGGACACCGGCACGGCAGGAACGTCGCGGCTGATCTTCTACCTAGACACCGCATCGGGCCTCCCGGTGACACCCAACGGCGGCGACATCAACATCAAATGGAACGACGGCCCCGACAAAATTGGCCGACTCTGATGCCCGTAGTGAGGGTCATCGCGCTATGCCTGGCGCTCGCCGGGGCCACCGCCGTTGCGACGTTCGTTGTCGTAACCCGCTTTGCGCCCGGTGAGCGCCCCCGCGATCCGCGAATCACCGCGGCACGAGGACGGTTCGGCTGGTGACGCTGCGCGGCATTGACACCCGCGCGGCGCTACCTTCCGAAACGGAAAGCGAGACATCATGAAACCCATCGTCAAATGGCTCATCAAGACGGCCATTGAAGCTACCCGCGAGTACTTTCACGAGCATCCCGAGGTTGTCGATGAGGCTGCCGACGCCGTCGCTACCCGGATCGCCGCAGGGCTGCCCAAGCTGGTCGATTCTTTGACGAACCTGACACCGTGGCAGTGGGATGATAAGGCGCTCGACGGCCTGGCCGAACGGGTCGCGAAACTGCTACCGGAGTTGGTGCGCCAATTCCTGGGATTCGGCCTGCGGCCATGAGTTTCGTATGGTTCCGGCCCGAAGGCCCGCTGCGCACCCGCGAGCAGATCGCCCGCGAGGTGCACGCGGTGTCGCTGGCCCGTGGTCTCGACGAACTCGCCTCGGTGCTGACGCTGATGTGCATCGACGTCGAGGCCGGCGCCGACGACGACAACGGGGTTCGGCAGTGGTGGTGTCCGTGGAACGCCAATGATCCGACGTCGAAGAACTATCTGCACGATTCACAGTCCGACGACGGCCGGTCGGTCGGGTACTGCCAGCAGCAGAACGGCGCCGCCGGTGAGGTGGTGTCGGGCAGCGACAACTGGTGGGGCCCGATGCGCTCGCGGATGACGCTGGCACTGGCCGTCGATGTGTTTCAGACACGGCTGGCCGACGACTACGGCCGCGCCGCCGGAAACCCGAAGCTGGCAGGGGAGTTCGTACAGCGGGTACAACGCTCGGGGTACCCGGACCGCTACGCCGAACGCTGGGACGAAGCGTGGGCGGTGCTGCGGCGCGCGCTTGCGCAAGGGCCCGTCACCCCGAAACCGCCGCTGCCGCCCATCACCGGCAGCCCGATCACGCGTTCGCGGCTCACCTCGAATCGGTACGTCGGCCGCGGCGGTAAGACGCCGCGCTGGATCGTGGTGCACACGCAGGAAGGTGGGCGCTCGGCGTGGGATCTGGCCGGGTTCCTGATTTCCACGCAGGGCACATCGGGGGCGGTGTCGTACAACGCGTGCGTCGACGACACCGAAACCGTGCTCACCGTGAACTGGGACGACACCCCGTGGTCTGCGGTAAACGCCAACCCGTACGCATTCCACATCTGCATGGCCGGTTCCTATTCGGGCTGGAGCCGCGGCAAGTGGCTCGAAACCGATGCCCGCGACGGCAAGAACGAAGACCTCCAGCTGACCCGGACCGCGCAGCTGATCGCGTGGCTGTGCCGCACCTACGACATACCCGCCGAATACATCGGCGGCAGCGGAATCCCTTGGGGCCGCGACGGTATCTGCGGGCACCGCGACTTCGGTAGCTGGGGCGGCGGACACACCGACCCCGGCCCGGACTTCCCGTGGGACGAACTGATCCGGCGCGTCCGCCTCTACCTCGACACCAGCACAGGAGATGAAGACATGGCACAGGTACCACAATCGGAATGGCAGGAAGTCATCGATTACGTTCGCGCGCAGAACACCCCGATCCCGTCGGCCTCGCCGCTGCGGCACCTCGGCGAAGGCAACGTGAATACCCGCGCCAACCTGGCGCGCGCCATCGACGCCAACCAGCACGTGACCGCAGTAGTCACCCTGGCCAAGGAAGGCCACACACCCTCGATCGCGCTGCTGTGGGAGGTATCGACCGCGGCCGACGCGCCCGGCAAGTACCCGGACCGGCAGGAAGACGCCAAGCTCGCCAAGACGCTGCTGGCCAGCATCAGCAAGACCAAGAAAGCCGTCGCCGCGCAGGACATCGAAGCGTGGCTCGACGCCGAGAAGGCTGCCGCATGAACGGGCCCGACGGGAAATGGATCGGCTACGGCGAAGGCGACGTATCCGACGCGGTAGTCCCGATCGAACGCCGCCTCGTGCACGCCTACCCGAAAAACAGTCACGCCATCGAGCACGGCGTCGCGGTGGATCGCACGTACACCGCGGGCACCGCGCAGGCGGTGCGGGACATCACGGCGTTCATGAACAACGACCCGCGCGAGCGGGAACGTCTGGCGCGCATGGGGATCGCCACCCCGCTACGCAGCGACGGCGTCGCCAACCTCGACGTGCGCAAAGCCATCGGCGCCTACGTCGAAGCCCCCACCAATCCACCGGCGTCCAAGTATCCGATCCAGGGCGTGTGGGCCGATTCGCGCGCATTCCTGAACCCGCCTACCGCGCATAGTTTCGTCAAGGTCACCAACGATTTCCGCGACGAAGCGATGCGCCTCTACCGGCCGATGGCGGGCACACCTATCTGGCTTCTCGGCTACAGCATGGGCGGCGATTCAGTGCGCAAGATCCTGGAGGCGATGCCGCCCGAGTGGCGCCCGTACGTCGTTGGTGTGACCACGTTCGGTGACCCGTCGATGCCCGCCGAGGGCAGCTTGCTTGGTGATGATCCTGGCGAGGGTATCTCCAAATCGCCGCAGCCACCGTGGGTGCGAGACCGGTACTGGTCGTACTCGATCGACGGCGACTGGTACCCGCGGGCGCGCGGTCTGTTGTTCCTGCTCTACCAGGTGCTTACCCGCGCTGAGCTGACAATGGAATTCGCGATCTACCTGTTCACCGAGTTCCCGAAGCAAGCATTTCAACAGCTCATCGGGCAGGCCCCCAGCACCGACCCGTTGGCCGGGGTGCTGGCCGGGTTGGCGGGCATGATGACGTCGGGGCCGCTTGGTGCGGTCGGCGCCTTGCTCAATCCGTTGCAGCTGTTCGCGGTCCTGCCCGATCTTGTGCATCTGCTGTTCGACGCCATCAAGTTCGTGGCCACTGGCGCACACGGTAAGTACGGCGACCCAGCCTATGCGCTGTGGGACGGCATGACCGCCGTCGACCACGCAGCCGCCACCATCCGCCGCGTGGCCCCCGGCGGCTGCACCCTGTTCCTACTGCCTGGCACGTGGGCGAACTGGAACCAAGGCTTTCCGTTCGACGTCGCTGCACAACTGCAATAGGAGAGGCAATCATCATGTACACCTGGGCATTTTGGAGAGAGCTAGGCGAGCGCGCGCTACGTGCTGCCGCCGCTGCACTGATGGGTGTGTTCGTCGGCGACAAGACCGTCGCCACTGTCGACTGGCGGTTCACGGCCGCGGCGGTCGCGACGGCTGTTCTGGTGTCGGTGTGCTCGTCGCTGCTGGCCAGCCGCCGCACCGAGGGCGACGACGCACCACGCACCGCGTCGTTCCTGGCCGGGGGCCGCGGGTAGTGCCCGACCTGACACCGTTTGATGCAAACGACATCTGGGACTTGCTGGTCGCCGCGATCGTGACCGTTCCGCCGACGATCGCGGCGGTCGCGGCGCTACTCGTGTTCTGGAGAGGGCGAAACGAAGACCGGGAACGCCTGACGGAGGTGCACCAGACGGTGGCGGTTGCAGCCGAGGCCGCGACAGCGACAAAGGAACAGGTCCAAAACGGGCATCCCACCAAGTACCGCGACGACTTCGACGGCATGAACCGCAAAATCGACCTACTCGCCAGCAGCGTGGAACTGATTCAGTCGAACGTGCAGTCGTTGCAGGACTCCCATATTGCGCTCGTCAAGCGCCTCGGAGGTTGACCACCCATGGCTGACATCAACGACATTCCGTGGTTCAAATGCGTTGGACTGTACGGCAACATAGTCCCCGACACCCTCGACAGCGGCTACCGTCCGGACCATTTCAAACCGTGGGGCGCGGTGACATTCACGCCCCGGATCGCGGGCCCGGACAACAAGCTGGACCCGCCCGAGCCGCAGTTCCGGCTGACCGCGCACACACCGCCCATCACGCTGCTACTCGTGCCGTTCGACGCCAGGATCGAAAACGGGGTGTTGAAGCTGCCGCGGCTCGACGCGCCGGCAGGGGAGAACCCGACACCGACCGAAATCGATCAGCAGCGTGCGAGCGTCGGTCTGGACATGATCGCGAATTCACCTGCTCTGCAACTGGCGTCGGGATACAAGCTGGTCTACCAAGTGCAGTTCGGGACCATGAAGGTCTTGGGCAAGGAACACACCTTCGATTCGTTCTGGTTTGTCGCGCCGACCATCAGCGACTTCACGACCGAGCCGACATGGACACCGCCTACGGTCGACCTCACGGTCGTCGAACGATTCACGCCGGTGACGTAGAGGCGGGAAAATATACCGGCATTTATACCGACTGCGGGGCCGGTTCGGCCTCGTGTGGGTTGTCGATCCAGTCGGACGTGTCGAGGTGTGTCCATTGGCCGCTGGGGTTGTCGCCCTCGGCGATAGCCTGCTCATCGGTCACCGGCGCCGGGTAA